AAGAATCATAGGCTGCCACATTGGCGCAAGTTCTGTGAGTTTCTTGGAAACCTCCCTAGGTGCGAATGGGTTTTTCAGTGAGGAGTGCTGTATTTTTTCCGATTTGCATGTTGATATTTCTCTTATCCTGTGATAATCTATGGGAAAGAGAACGTATGTTCGATAAAACAGATGTAGAAATCGTAGATACGGTGGATTTCTCTGACGCGGAAGGCGAACATGAAGACTTGCCGCTGATGGAGAACGAAACGTTGGTTGAAACACCGATTGAATCGCTCGAAGTACCGTCGATCGAAGCATCACCGATGTCGGAAGTAAAAGAATCCTACGTCATGGAAACTACTGCGTATAATGCTACGGTAGAGCAATGTGGCAAAGCAGACGGTATCACGGCATCCGGAACATACGTCACTGAAGGGAGAACGGTCGCTTGTAATGACTTTCCCTTTGGAACAAAACTTCTCATCGGAGAAAATGTGTATGTGGTTGAAGATCGTTGCGGTTATGACGGAGTTGTAGACATCTACTTTGACGATCATCGCGACGCTATGAGCTGGGGCAGGAGAGTCATGGAAGTAACTGTGGTGGAATAGAGGAGGGAACAAAAGAAGTGTTCGTAGTAAACGAAGATGAAACGATGGCGGTCGCATATCATGACATTACGTCATTAAGCGTGGAAAAGCTGAATGGGTGCTATGTTGTGAAAGCAGATACATCGAATGATGCCATTGTTCTTGTGAGGTTCAAAGAGCAGCCTCGTCTTGGGGCAATCATTACTTCGATGTGGTATGAGAATATAAAGGGTGCCGCAAAGTGGCAATACAGCGACCCAACATGAAGCAAAGGGTGTCCCGCAAAAAGGTTGTGTTCCTGGGAAGACCTATGACAGATGTTGAAGGCAAAATCTATGATGAGAAAAAACTAAAAGACTTAAGGGCTAGGAGGAAGAAATATGCTACCAAAAGACGTAAAAGTTGGTGACGTTGTTCGCGTTTTAGACTTGGGAAGAGGTGTGGTCAAATATATCGACCCAAGAGGCGGACGAGCTGATGTTGCCGTAGAACTTGATGAATCTAATGAATATTTTCACGACTGCGATGGACACTGCAAGGACAAACGAGGTTATTGGCTGTACGCAAGTGACCTTGCGCTTATAGCGCGTGAAGAAGACGTAGCTAAAAGCAACGAACACGACGGCACGTCAGATCAGCAGAACTATTACAAAAATGCAGCGCGGCAGCCGATTGAGTTTATGCAAGAGCTTATGACCCCAGAGGCTTTCGATGGTTTTCTCTTGGGTAACATACTCAAATATCGCTTGCGTGCGGGATTCAAAGATGACGCTAACAAAGATATTGAGAAGGCAGCACAGTATGCTTACTGGCGCGAACTAGCGCAAAAGGGAGTCATGATTAACCCGGAGCGCGATGTAGTTCCATCTGGTTTTACCTACGAGGTGGTGTAGGTGATCGTAAAAAAACACTTGAAATATAAGGTCGGAGACAGGGTATTCCATAAGGAGTTGGGCTGGGGTGCAGTAAAGGGAGTTACTTCTCAAGCCCTTCTCCGCTATGCAGTAGAGTTCGATGAAGAATTTGATGGAGCATACGGATGCGATGGTTTGTGCAACGAGGAGAGGGGTTCGTATGTTTTTGAACGAAATCTCTTAGGTTCTGACTCGTTCTTGAACTACCTATACCATGACATAAAGCAGGAGTTTGGCGATGCGAAGTCTGTCTTGAGAAAACTTACGTTGTGGGGAAAGTTTCTGTATATAGTATTCGGAACACTCTACGTTCCTTTAGTAATGTGGGGCGCCTTGAAAACTAAGTACGAACATAGTGTAGACAAGGTTATCTATAAGATAATCCATATTTTCAGAATATATAAGGAGTGATGAAACACAGTGGATAATTTGAAGAACATGACTGTCGTTAAACGCGACGGTACAGAAGTTCCTTTCGATTCGGAGAAAATCCGTATGGCTATCGAAAAGGCTTTTGTAGCTATGAGAGATGATCGCGCCAAGGAAGAGGCTACTCATGCAACAGGTGTTGTATGCGAAGGTATACCACATGACGAGAGAGACGCCAACATTTCTGTTGAAGAGATTCAAGACATCGTAGAAAATGTGTTGATGGCATATTTCCCCGATGTGGCTAAGGCATATATCCTCTATCGCCAAAAGCGCACGGAAGCGCGGATGTCCAAGTCGGAGATGATGAAAAACGTCGAGAAGCTCGTGCAAGAGATGAATCACGATAATGCAAATACACAGAACAGTGCCGCATCCAAGATGTACGGCATTGCTGAGAGCGTGTCGAAGGAATATTTCTTGAGCAAGATGTCGAAACGTCATGCGGAGAACCATCGAAAGGGCAGAATCTATATTCACGATTTGGGCTACTATGGCTTGACGTGGAATTGCTTTTTCAATCCGTTGGGCAAGATGCTTAAAAACGGTTTCGATAACGGCGTAGGCTATATCCGTCCTCCAAAGAGGATTGCCTCTGCCGTAGCACTGGCATGTATTATCCTCCAAAGCAGTCAAAATGATATGTTTGGCGGCCAAGGATTCCTTAACTTCGATACCGATCTTGCACCGTATGTCGCTAAAGAGCGTGAATGGCAGCGGAGCAACATGAAGAACGGTAGCGAAGAAGACGTAGAGAAAGCGACAGAGAAAGCTGTCTATCAAGCGATGGAGGCTTTCGTATATAACATGAATACCATGAGGAGCAGGTCTGGCGCCCAAGTTACCTTCTCAAGCGTGAACTTTGGAACAGACACTTCCGAAGATGCGCGAATGATAAGCCGTAATCTTTTTGAGGCATATATGGCTGGATTGGGTAATGGAGAGAACCCCATTTTCCCGAATCTGTGCTATCGCCTTAAAGACGGCATCAATTTACATAAAGGAGAGCCGAACTTTGACATTACAGAACTGGCGATTGAGTGCGTAGGTGAGCGTATACAGCCTCGTTTCGTGTTCGCAGACAGTCCTGCATACGACGGATTGAGTCTCTCCGATGTGGGAACTATGGGTTGCCGCACAGCCGTAAGAGGCGACGTGAACGCTGACGAACGACATCACGGTTCAGATGCACGAGGGAATTTGTTCTTTAACACAATTTCCTTACCGTATCTGGCATTGGAAGCGCGAAGGGAGAATGACGATAGTGACGACTATCTTGTAGATGATTTCTGGAAGATACTTCGAGAAGCAGTAAACGATGCGATTGACGAACTGCTCGAGCGATATGAGGTGGTCAAGAATTTCCGTGTGAAGGATATTCCGTTTGTTGGTCAGTGGTATATGGGCAGCGACGGTAATGGTAGCGGTTTGAAGCCGGACGATACGGTAGAAAGCATGGTGAAGCATGGCTCGTTGTCGGTAGGGTTCGTCGGTCTTGCTGAGTGCTTAGAGGTTCTTTTCGGGCGTCATCATGGCGAATCGGAAGAGATTCAAGGACTGGGATTGGATATTGTCAGGGAAATTCGGCAGAGAACGGACGCAGCCACAGAAAAGTATGGTTTGAATTTTTCTACGTTCGCTACGCCTGCCGAGAGCGCTTGTTACACTCTTTTGAAGAAGGCTCGGGATGAGTTCGGCATCGTCGAGGGTGTGACGGATAAAGATTACTTCACAAATTCGACGCACTTGCCTGTGTCGTTTGAATGTGACATGAAGAAAAAGATCGACATTGAAGCGCCATATCATTTACTTTGTAATGGTGGTCATATCTTCTACATTGAGACAGGTTCTTCTCCGAAGTGGAATCCATCGGGTGTGCTCAAAACGCTGCAGTATATCGCCAAGAGCGGTATCGTATACGGTGGCCTGAACTGGCAGCATAACTACTGCAATAAGTGTGGTTGGCAGGGATCGTTGGGAAATAACGACAAAGAGCCTGTTTGCCCAGAGTGCGGGAGCAAAGACATCAAGATCACGCGAATCATTACGGGGTATTTGTCCACGACAGACCACTTTAACGCAGGAAAGCTCGCTGAATCTGGCGATAGGACGGCTCACGCATGAAATACAAAAGGAGAACGCTTTATAAAACGTGCGAAAGCCCATATATGAGAATCGCTGGGATCAGAAAAACTTCCTTGCATGATGGCACAGGTGTAAATCTTGTTGTGTTCTTTCAAGGCTGTGTCCATAAGTGTGATGGGTGCCAGAACCCTGAGACATGGAGAAAAAACGGGGGCTACAAAGTACGAGTCTCTGATGTCATTAAGCAAATCGAAGAAAAGATGGGCTTTATCAGTGGTGTGACTTTTTCTGGTGGCGATCCCGTTCAACAGCCGGACGCTTTGTGTGAAATTGCTAAGTGGTGCAAAGAACACGGTTTGAAGACTACACTCTATACAGGTTATCAGATATATGACTTATATGAGGAGTGGTATGACGAAAGGAACATAAGGTGGAGGTACTTGCCGTTCATGCCCTACATTGATGTCGTGATTGACGGCGAGTTTGAGAAAAACAGAAAGAGAGATTTACCTTTCCGTGGTAGCGACAATCAGTTTATATGGCGACGTGGACAGAACTACACCGACAAGCGCCCAGAATGGGTTACACTTGTAGACTACGACGGGTGCTTCACGTTGGAGACATTCAGACCATAGGGGGGTGATAAACTGGAAAACATGAAGCGTTATGCTGTGTATGTTGATGTGCTTATTCGGGGGACGCTAATCATTGATGCACCGTGTGATGAAGATGCTCGAATAAAGGCTTCGGATATTCTTGACGATGTTGATGAAACGAATGCGAGGAAGGTATTTGATGACCATTCCTTCGATATTGAAGTAAAGGACATGGAAGAAGTGGAAATGGATGCTGATGAGGGATATGTCTTGTAGGTTGCCAAGTCTTGTGAAATGGGGGAATTGTTGAAGAATGTTGAAGATGAGTTCGGAAATGTATAATGCCGTTACTTTTTGCGTCGGCGTAGTAGGGTTCCTTATCGGATGGAATCTAAGACTCCCAAGGAGATAAGTTGACCAACCTACATGTGCTTCTTTGTAGAAAGGGAAGCGAATGTTATATGGTGGTCGCGCAAGATACGCTCGAAGGAGCGATGCAGAGTCTAGGAACGTATTATGATGATGTGAAGTATGTGAGAGAAGAGCCAGATGGTTCTCCTTTTATAAAGAAATGGTGCGGAACGCGACATATAGGGAGTAGTGTTTTGAAGCATTGCGCCTTTTATGGCCTGTTCGGTACGAGAAGGAAGAAACCACTGCATGAAACTTGACTCTGTTGTAGACATTATGTCTATGTATGATGATAGTGAACCTTCAGTGGTCGCTGAAAGAACGATACGGAAGTATGGCATAAGTGCTTGTGAAGCACTGGCAGAAGCAGAACGCAGGAGAGAAATCGTCGAGAACCTGCGTGTTGTTATGGAAGCTCTTACAGAAAACCAGCGCAAGGTATTATTGATGACTGGCGCGGGGTATACACTAGAGGAGATTGGAACAGAGGTAATAATGGCATTTCAGAACGTAAAAAGATGTCGAGACTCCATCCCAAAAACTCTTGAAAAGGCCGCCGATGAAGATCGTATACAGTTCTTGAGAGAAAAGATAGAACAATTATCTACCACGTCACGGGGAAGACACTCTAAGCTGTACGCCGATTTGAAAGAAGAGCTTGCATATAAGGAAAGGATTCGTGAAGCGCTCAAGAAGCTGATCGTGTTACTTGAACCTCCCGTGAGCATGAGAGAAATGGACGGCAGCGCGTTTGAAGGAGCATATCCCTTTGAAATAGCAGCGGCAGTTGGAACAGGCATAAGAGAAGCTATAGACGAAGGACGCAAAGTCATGAAGCCTACGTCTAAGTGCGTGATGCCCGAATACCTGCACGATGCGTTCTGTGATAGCAATGGAGTATTTCACGGAAGCCTCACCTATAAGCCTAGCTATGTCTCTCCGATATGCTGCACTTTATGTGCCAAGTGTAAGCGCAAGAAAGATGTTGATGGCAGAGACAAATATGGTGATTATGGAATAGAACACGTCGTAGATCGCGTTGTAGTCGCAGAACGCGAAGATGATGTTGCAGTCATCGACACGCCGGGCGATTCGGATGTAGCATAGGCCGTATATACACAAAAAGACCCCGCGCCTCCTTTATGGAGGTTAGCGGGGTCTTTTTTTTGTTTTTGTCATGGTGTATCATTCATTTTCGCAAGAGCTATGTCTATTTCTTCGATTCGGGAAAGCAGTCGTTCTTTTTCTTCCAACAGCGCTTGCTTAGATGGCTTGCGCTCGATAACTTCTACTTCCCACTCGTCATTAAGACCGAGGCGCTTCTTTATCGCTTCCAGTGGCACATCGCGAATAAGAAACACCGTGCCTTCGTCTATGATGACATGCGGATTTCTCGCGCTCCCACCAGAGCTGATGTTCCCATCAAGCATAGAGACGGAATCTTTCATACTCTTGGGAATCCACGCGCCGGAATCACGATGAGATATTTGAGCAATCGTATATCCGAACGCGTCTCCTTCGTAAATATCGTCTTTCGCTGTGATTTTTACATCTGCCGTCTTGCACGGTGCGTCGTCTCTGCCGAAGCACTTCTTCATGAGTTCTCTTACGGAATCAATCGTATCAGACGGCACTATCCAGCCAGAGGATTCTCTATCCCATCGCCCACCAATGTTCTTCATCCGTTTTGTGAACCATTCGTTGTATGGAGTACGGATAAGGCACGTCCCGTCGCCCGACGGAGTTATTGTAAATACCATTTTGTCACTCCTTCTCTTCGTTTTCCCTACTCAATTCTCCCCAAACGTTCGGTCTTTTTACATCGTAACACGCATCCCAATCGGAGAAATAGCCATCTACGCCGTTTCTATAGCGAATATCTCCGCTCAAGACGCTTTCGATGTATTCCTCTTTTGCTGGATATGCTATATACACTCCGATGTGCTCAAAACTTGGCTTCGCTTCTACGTCCACCTTTTTGTAAAGGGGGATCGCCTTAAACACGGCACAGTCGCGATGGTGTTTCCATTTGTAGCTAACATAGTAGGTTTTGTTCCCTATGTCAGTTACGCTTCCTTCGCCTATGATGCTCTTGGCCATGTCTTCCGTTATCTCTACGGTCATAACGCGCCTCCTTAATTAGTCTGTAGCCCACAGTGGTTTCCTTACGCAATATTGATGAATACGCCATGCGACACCTTCTCCATTCGGAAAGAATGTCTCAATAGCCCACCGAAGCTCGTGCTCGCAAAGGAGCTGGCCGATTCTATCCTCTTTCTTGAAGTCGTTATACAAGGATGAGAAATATTTACGGATAACATAACGGGCGTTCTCAATGTCTTCTTCTTCGCCGTCTATGCTGTTTAGATAGTGGTCAAAAAACATCTTTGCTGTGTGGGGTTTGCCCTTGGTTTCGGCTTCTTCGAGAACGTGCATGATAGCACCTTCAATCTTATGTGCTACCAGAAGCTCTTCAATGCTCCATTCCATGTCATCATCGAGGAACATGTATGAAAATGCATCCTGCTCCTCCTGATTTTTCTCATAATAGCGCACTGTACTAATTTCCGCAGCGCGTTCGTATTCCTCAATCCACTTCAAGGCTTCTTTTTTACTGCACGTTTTCGGAATCTTCTGTCCTGTTAGTGACCATGCATCATAGATAATCCCGTCGACGACTTGCTTCTCGTAAAGAGGGATTACGCCATCGGAGCTGCAAGGAAGTGAGCCGAAAGGTGTGCCTTTATAGTCATATGTATTGGCAAACACCTTCATCCATCGGACTTCGGAATCGGATGCCATACGATCAACAAGAGCTTGCATGGCTTTCGTGCCATCAATCCCCATAGAGTGAGTGAAGTCGCCGTCAAAATGGTCTTCTGCATACTTCTTGGGGCCTTCATACCACACTGTATATTTCATGTTTATGCCTCCTTATCGTACCGATAGACAGCCTTTGTTCCATCGGTCATTGTTATCGTGACACGGATCGGAAAGCGTTTGGCGTTGTCCTTATATGAGATGTGCTGGACAGACGCAATCTCTTTAGGAATCCTGTGCATCTTTTCGCACCTTGCCGCTTCCTCTTTTTTGTTGTATTCCTTGTGGCACAATTCGCACACATATAACTGTTTTACTTTCATAACGTACCTCCTACTTATTTGCTCCAGTATAACAATATCACTATCAAAAGGGATGCTGTAATCATATTCCCATACCTCGACTTTCCTAGACCTGTGGCGAATCGGAGAAAGGCCTAGAACGCGATCACGAGGCCGCAGTCTCTCGCTCCCTGCTACCGACGGAAAATGCTTAGTTTGATGCGCCGTAGAATCGTCGTAGTTCGGAACCTTGTCATACGCCGAACACCTCTCGCCCGACATTGAACACGTCTTTTTCTGCAAGGTGGATGTACCTCATAGACGTATTCATGTTTGCGTGCCCTAACACTTTCTGGATCACATTTGCCGATGCGCCTGCCTTCGCGTATGCTGTTCCACAGCCGTGACGGAACGAATGGCAATGCAAATCGGGAAAGCCACAGTAGACGCATAGCTTCTTGACCTGCTTCTGAAGCCATCGTGCCGTGAGTTTTCCTTTTTGACCGACAAACAGGTACTTCCCGTCTTCCGACGGTATATTTTGGCTCGGTTTCCAGTTACCAATGATTTTCTCACGCTGCCCAAACACATACAAATGATAGAGCAGGCCAACGTTTTCAAAGAGCTGTACTTCATGCAGCTTCTTCGTCTTCTTATCACGGTACTTGAGGAATACATTTCCCGCCTTGTCTCGTTTGAATTGCTCCATACGCAGTGACACCACATCGGAGATTCTCATGCCCATGTAGAACATAAGCGCGACAGCCAGGGCTTCCCTATGCTCTGCTGTTTTTATTATACGCTCCACCTGTTCGGGCTTTGCGTACACCGTCTCGGGAGTATAGCCTTTAAGCTCTCCCATGTATTCGATCATATCTTTTATATCCTCTGCGCTAAAATAGCGTGAGAATATATGAAGAAATTTTTTGAGCGCGGAATACCTAGCAAGGACGGTGTTATAGCTTAAGCCATTGTCGAGCCACTCATTTGTCTTTCGCGCGATATGCCTCTTTGTTGGCAGATCGGAGAAGTCAAACTGCCGCATATTTTCCATATACAGCTTTTTCGTTCTCTCCGCTTTATTGCCCAGATATATTTCAAACTCTTCCATCAACTTATCCATAGTGACTTCCGTGTTTTCCATGGTTTATCCCTCCGTGAGTGCATTCTTTCCGTAGCAGACTTCTCTAATGCCATCATCCAGAATCTCCATGTATTTTGGATATACGATTCCGCCGATGCAAAATATAAGATAGGGACGCGGCCATCCGTCTCCATTATATTTGTTGAGTACGGAAGCCGTGATGTCTCCCTCGTATTCAAAGGCCTTGGAGAAGCCTTCCGTCTCCACAATCTTCACTCCGCTTGGAAGCTCCACTTCAACCTCCTCGGACGTGGTACCCATCGGCACCATCCCCCAAGAGTGATAAAGTCCTTCGACGTTGTGGTTCAAAAACAGTGTTGTCTTCATAATGTGCCTCCTCTTTGCCTGTCAGCGTCCTACAGAGGCTAGCGCCTCTCTGACGATCCTTCCCCATTCTCCCGCAGCGTAGAGGTCTACGAAATGAGGTTTTCCACCGCTCACGTCAACGAGATCGCGCCCAATGACCTTGCTATCGTCTATGTGGTCGATATACAAATCCTCTGACACACTCTTCTGTCCCTGTCCTCCGAGATGTTCCACCATGTCGCGGCTGAAATTCAACCGCAGTGTGCCATCTGCTGATGTGAGACAAACCCTTGCATAGTCTATAGGATCATATCCCCTATAGTCTACTTCTGACTCGACGTAGCCTTCCATAACTACGCCTTCCGATGTCTTGTATATAACGTCCCTCTTGGTCATGATGAGTCCTCCTCTGTCCTGCTAGTCCACGCCGTCTGCGCCATACCGTTCTATTTTTTATCATGTCTTTTTTCGATATGGAGCTCTATTTTTCCTGCTATTTCCATGATCTCATAGTGTCTATCGACGTATAATCAAACCTGCATCGTACCTACGTCAAACCTTTGGCGAATCGGAGAAACAGCTAGAACGCGGACGAAGTGTTGCAGTCATCCGCGCTCGCTGCACCGATCGGAAAATGCTTAGTTTGGATCGCCGTAGCCCTTCACACAAAGAAGTCATCTGAGAAGAGCCAGTCTTGGTTTTCAAAAGACCAGTACAGATTTCTCTTCTGCACGAAGTCTTCCTCCCTCAGAATTGGCGTGGTTGAAAGCCGTGGCCTCCCGTGCCAGTCGAGCCATTCGTTGTGGACATGGTACTCCCGAACAAAAAGCACATAGGCCCCCAGCTCGGATTCGATGGCCGCCTCCCATGTCGTCTCATTTGAGAGGTTGATCTTGCATGGAATCGCCGTACCGTCCAACAGAACGACCTTGGTGATGACCGATCGCCGATCCCCTTGGCCAAAATACACCTTGTTCTTATAATAAGATGTCTTCTCTTCGATGTGCTTCTTTATGTCGTCCTTGCAGAAACGCAAAAGGTATGTCAGACGAGAGTCGATCTTGCGACCGACCCACGACTTAGACAAATAGCGCTCCTTCTGCGCTGCCATTGCTGCCGTCATATCCAATTCCATGATATTTTCCCCTTTCATTTTTCTATATACAAAAACAGCGCAATCAATAAGCAGGCAGTAATCATGTTATCACCTGCCTTATAAATGCCTGTTGTATTTGTGGCGAGAGTTATTTCCCACCAGTCGGACAGGCGTGACTTCAAAAACCGTGCCATCGCGCTCGATGTGGTGCGTTTCCGCTTCTCCCCCGATAGAACGCAGCAGCTTCTTGGCAATCGTGATAGAAACGGCGATCCTGCCGTCCCTAATGTCTTCCGATATGGTGCGATACCTGCATCTATCGAATTTGTCGCTCATGTCCAGTTTAACACCAGACGCAGCCAGATAAGCGCTGATGCGCTCTTCTAATGGCATCGAATCGGGGAAATAATAGTATGTTATCCTCATAGTGTTCCATCTCCCTTGCCTATGCGACATCGCCGAAGATAGCCTCTATTGCCTCCTCGACGGTAGGGGCAGCCTTAAGCTGCTCGTCTGTCAGCGCCATTCTCCTAGACGCATCGGAGAAAACTTCTACAAGCTCCTCCATGCGCTCCCTGGTGTACTTGCGTGTCTTTGTCATACTTGTCGATTCTTTCATTATATAACCTCCCTTATTCTTGTCCGTCGAAACCCATGTCCCCGAGCCTCTCGAAAACCTTATCCATATAATTATCTACACTATACGGATCGCCTCCGTTTTTGATGTAGTTTTCCATGATGCTGTCAACAGCGATAACAACATCACTTAAATAATGCCCTTTATATCCGGACGCAACGGCGCAGGTATAGGCTGCATTATATGCGCCTTCTGTGTACGCAAGCTCGGCATCGGATGCGCCTTCACGCCTCTTGCCTTCTTTTACGGCAAACGAATCCTCTGCCGCATAACGGACAAAGTATTTCCAGACTTCTTTCATTTTCTGTTCTCCCTTCTACGACGCACCTATCAACGAAGCCAGAACGCGATCAACCATGTGCAGTGTATCGCACGGCATCACGCGCTCGGCTCGGTCGAAAATGCTTAGTTTGGATCGTCTCCTGGCTTTGTCTCCCTTTCCATATATTTTTGAATGACGTACTCCCGCACGTCGTTTTCCTTATAAGAAAAGGCTTCTCCAAACACGGTTAAGGCCTCGCCCATGATGACTTGAACCTTCTGATCGTCTGGAACGTCAAGACCGACTGCCTTCCATGCGCGAATATACGCATAGAAGACGGTGAGCGCGCCGTGCTGCGTGCTACGCTCGGTATGGCAGTAGTAAATCCACATCGGCTCGATCAGCTTTTCCAGCATGATCTTTTTCTGGTCTTTTGCTGTCATTTTTATCCCTCCATTCCCCTATATAGCCTTCTGAATCACGTCGGAATACAGGAAGCTATAATCCTTCCCATATTCAAAGTCTGGACGGCAACAAATCGCCTTCCATTCCTCATCAAAGACAAGGTCAGAATCCAGCAGCAGCCCAGTCTTCCGGGCGTATCGGAGAATGAATTTTTCAATCCATCCCATCATATCATCGATCTGCTCGGGCTTGTCTCCCTTCTTGTCGAGAACGTATTCAAGCGCTTCGAGGCCGTCGATGGCTACAAAATCGGACGACGTAAGCCATGCAATTTCCCCGATCTGAAACTGCGTCTTTGTAATTCTGAACAAGTCGCGCTCCCAATAGGAAGCCTTTTTCGTCGGCTTGATCGCGACAACGCGAACGCCGAGCGGAGTGCGCAGCGTCGCTTTGTTTGCGCCTTCTTCCTTGTCTTCCGGAAGCTCGAAGAGGATTTCATAACCTCCGATTTTCTTTCCCCGTACCTGTTCGTTTCCGTCTCTGAGGAAAACAGTAACGGGCTTCCAATATCCGTTTTCGATGCGGATCGTGCGCGTTGCCTCGTCATACGTCATCATAATTATTCCCCTCCCCAAAACCTGTTAGCATAGCGCAGGACTTCAACCGTGCGCCGTGCCTTATACAGAGCCGAGCTGTTGATGTCTTCGGGCTTTACACCAAAGTGGTTTTCTGCCTTTTCCTTCAAGGTGTCCAGCTCTTTCATGATTCTGCCGTAATACAGCAGGAATTTATCGAGCTGCATATCGTTATCGTTCATGATATTTGCCTCCTTTTCTATATACAAAACTATGGCCTCCATTAAACCCTTCTACGTCCTCCGGATCGCATCGAAAGATATAGAAGGGCTTTAGCAAGTCACATTTCATAAATATCTTTTCCCATCTCATTCTTCCTTTCTATCGCCATACAGATTCATGAGGTCGGCGAGCTCGAACCAAATAAAGTCATTCAGTTCCGTTTCCGTCGGCAGCGTCTCTCCAATGTATGTCTCGATAACACAAAGCGCCTCTAAAGCGCGGCCTTGCGCCTCTACTTCCCTAACGACATCGCGAGCGCCCGACCATGAATTAGACTGGATATAGTTCCAGTCGACTTCTACCTTTACGAACATTTTAAATACCTCCTCTTATGACGGCTTGCCTCATCGGCGTGACAGGAGCCACCTTATCACGGACGCGCCCGACGATGCGCCGGACGCGTTTCGACTTTTACCATCTCCATTTTCCCTTGTACTCGCTGCCGTCCCAATTAAACAGCAGGTGAGCTTCTTCGCATGACTTCAAAAAATCTTCAAAATTTGGCGTTTTAGGGTTCTCGCTGCGGAATAAGTGCTTCTCAATATATTCCCAATTCTGTTTCCAGTCGGCAAAGGCACGACGCTGTGCCTCCTCCGACAAATCCTCGATAAAATACTGGTGGTCGTCATAAAAGTATTTCATTTTTATAGCCTCCTAAAAAATCCATTTGATAGACTCATAACAAAGCCCGATCATGCTATAACCGCGAATGAAACGACTTGCTCACGCTCCAAACACTAACTTTGCCCGATCAGGCCCTGGATCAATCTATCAATGATGCACGCTCTATGACGCGCTGGTAGTTTAACTCGACTCTGTTTTGATGTTTATTTTACGTCGCCTTGCGTCGTCTATAGACGTTTACGACGGCTAAACTATACGCTCTAATCAGCTTGCCAATGCGCGGGTTAGGCTGGATCAGTCGGTTACGTCGGCGTCTCATCACTCAAGGTAGGTTCTTGAGGCTTGTCCGTCGGCACGGCGTCCGTGCGTCCTGTCCCGTTTGTCGCGGGTTTGCTGATCGTCCTCGATTCGGCCTCTTGCCTGCCGTATCATTCGCTCGAGGACTTCGAGCAACGTATTCAGTTATCAAGGTACAGGCGCTCGCGTTCGGCGCGGCCTCTCCTCCCTTCAAGGTCTTATATTTATTTTGACGGCTTTTTTATACATGCTAGCCTACACGGGTTTTTGATTTACAAGAGGTTTTCCGTCCTCTTGGTATTATTGTAGCTCGATGTCTCCCGCTTGTCAACCACTTTTTTGCAAGTAGTTTATTTTTTTATCTGCGGTAGCTCCTTGCTACGTCTATATAATAGCTCGATAATATATTCACATCAATAGGATATTACACCTAAAATATATGGGATAATAGTCATGATATGGTGCGAATAAGCACGGATAAGCATGATCGATTTTTTGCTATATAATGTAGGGATTTGCATTTTTTGGTGCGTAATATCGGCGCGAAGCCTTGGTATTGCTAGGATCATAGGGATTTTTATGCTATCGCATCGCCATATCCGGCGGATTGATGCAGCACATCGGAGAAATATATACCTACATGGGTATGAGGACGACGATTGACGGCGACGCTGCGCCTGATCGGCACGACAGAGGGAGACGGCGCACCTTCCCAATACTTTAATTGATTAAATAGCCAAAGGTATCGCCGAACATCATACATAACATAGTGATATAATATGCTTTGATATAGAGACGGCTCGATCAATTAAGTGAGTGTTAAATCGTTCTGCATCGGACGGCAACGGACATATAATTCATATCATAATAGTATGAAATAGTGATGCACGACGACGCACGATCAGGTTTTTATACATGATATTTATAATAACATAAATAATAATTATGATAACAACGAAGGATGACGATTAGATATATGCTTAATAGTTATGACATGATAACTAATGGTTATGATACGGCGATGGTGCTGCGATTGACGCCACTTTGTAGCGCTTTTGTTATATCTTATATGCTATTTTTGTTATATATTAAGACGACGATGCACGACGATCCGACGATGCTACGACGATATATAGATATTTATTATGATAGTATAAATAATATTTATGACATGGTAGTGACATGGTAGCACGTAGTTATGTTATTATGATAATGATAAGCAATATACTATAGCGATTCTATGTATTGTGTTATTTTTGATATGATATACTATATATTGTGTTTATTATAACTATTAGGTATGATATATATAAATATGATTTATTGATATATAAATAAGACTAATGATGGAACGTCTGGCGGGTCAATTATTAGAGCTTTTTAATGTGTATCACGAAGCAGCATGATTATTGGGTTTTTGGGCGATTTTTACGCTTTTATGTGTTTATGGAATAGACAAATAGCGTCGTTTGTTTTGATATGGCACGGATTATGGCGCATGGAGCATTGATATTATTGGATTTACGCGTGTTTGCGATAGACGTTTTTGCTACTGATCGGCACGGTACAGGGGCGACGCTGGATAGCGACTGGACGATAGAGATCCCTGCGGATTCGCTTTAGTTAGCTAAAGATTTACGTTGCAAGTGATATGATAATACTTCTCTCGATATGCCACAAAGCTAGTAATGACGAGGCTTTAGAGGCTTTTTGATACAGCAGGATCGGGCAAAGAGAGACGACAATAAGCGACGGCAGCACGGCGACTAGACGCACGACGACGACGGACGACGACGATACGACGTATAGCAACAAGCTATGGTAATATGGCAGCTTATGGAGATACTAGGATTTACGGGCTTTTTGGAGGTTAAATAAGGACGCATAATAGCAATTAGGCGGCTTTTTTGTGGACGTGTTACAGGTCGTCGGATTCTTCCGGGCGCGTATCACGACGGGCGCGGCTGTGACGTAGGGGAGTGGTAATTTTTGGTAGACCTAGGCGATGCGCGTTCTTGACCTTGCGGGCTTTAATTTATCCATGCATCTTCGCGTATTATCAACATTTTTCATATCATTTCACATCGGAGAAATATGGAATGGGGGCTGTGGAAACTATGCAAAACCAGGAGTAAAAACAATGCGAGTCCATGTGATACAGAAAATATGATATTTGTGATACGGCCAACAGAAAGATTAGAAAATGATGAATATGGTGTTGAATATTATAAATTGATTAAAAATGCGATTTCAGTGGTGTTTTACGATGAAAAGTCACCGCTCAACTATAGTGAGAGTATTTTTTCTGAGTCAACAGGAAACGGTGGCGAGGGATAACAAAAAGGGAGGCTTGTATGGGTTTTGACTATATAAGGTTCTTATCGAAGAAAATGATGGCGGCCAAGGAATTGGGCGTATATCCTTCTCATGTAATGTTCTGGCTTTTATATGCGTGGAATAGCTTTCACCGTAAAGAGGGGTTTCGCCTTACGGACAAACAGCTATCTGAATTGACGGGGATCAAAAGCAGAGCCACTTTGTTGGACGCAAAAAAGAAACTCGAAGCATCGGGGCTAATAAGATACATGCCATGCAAGAAAAGGCACGGCACTTTTTACTGGATGGAGACGATCTGACCATTGATGTTCATTTCCTGTACTATGCGATGTTCATGAGCTAAACAACAACAGAAGAGAGGATAACTAATCTATTACTAACGTAATAGATTACGAGTGGGCTTGAGAGCACTTTTTCTTCGATGTGAAACCAAACAGATTTTGATGAGATTCGACATTGATTCAAGCAGAGCTTGAATGATTTACAAGTAAATCGTTTTGTGTTATCACACAATCCCTTCGGGGACTCTTGCAGAGAGCTATCGAATCGGAGAGAATAAGGGGCTTACCCCATGTGGCCATACAAACACTTTCTCCGATGTGAAATCAAAACTGCGATAGCAATCGTAGATAAAAACCAAAAGAAAGAAAAATTGCGCTAAAAGAAAGAAAAGGTGATGCGATGGAATACTTCATATTTTTGGCTTTCATGCTTGTGACTTGTATATTTCTCATGGCATTTGCTTTGATATATTCACCCAACACAGAGGCTATGATAGAGATTGAGCCAGAGATTATGATAGGGGCTACGCCGGGCATGGATAAGCAAAAGGAGTGTTGTAAACTGGGAGACACAAACCGCAAGAACCCAACCGTGTATGTTGTCTGCGAGGTCAAGATGAGTTATGACACCGACATCGTTGGAGTGTTCAGCACGTTAGAGGCGGCAGAGAAATATTGCGAGTACAAGAGGATCGTCGGAGGCGATTCTTTTTTTTATGCAGAGGCTCACGGGGTTGATGAGAAACATATCCCATCAGAGGTTGGCGTGCAGATTATCAAAGGGGAAAACGGCGATTATGTTGACTTCTTCGATTCGGAGAAACATACCGAATGTGACAAAGACGACAACGAGAACGTCATTAGGGGAACGATAAGCTACAGCGGCGAGTCGATTGAGAAACTGCGTCGTATGGCAAGATTCATGAAAGATGTGGTGAATAAGTGAGATCGAGAAAATTACCACAGAAAGAACAGCCATGATGGCAAGACGCATATCATATTCCGACAATAACAGCCGTTTCAAAGAGAATCCCTCTAGAGGCTATTTTAAGGACGGTATATACCATATTTGGAGATGTTACCTTTCGGAGGGCGAATCTAGCGGGGTTTCTTTCACATCGGAAGAACTGGCTAAGGTCATGAAAAACGCACCGAATCCGCGTTATGCCTTGTTCAAGTTTATGGAGAGGCTGGATTATGCCAACACAGAGCGATGGATAGAAAATTCTCCTCCACGCATCAGAGAAGAGCGGCGCGACTGGTGGGAAAACGACACAGAGTATGGTCGCGGTTCAGCAGGTGCGGAGTTGGCTGTTAATTCTATGGTGAGTGTTGTGGTGAACCTATACAAGAAGCTGACAGGCTTAGACATCTACGAGACAAGAGGTAGGGTGGCAAAAAATGAAGAAGAACGAAAGAAAGAACACAGGCAAGGGCTGGGTTGATTTTCGAAACAAAAAGAGAGGGAAATACGTCATCTTCTATGACACCCTCTTCTACGACCCCGGTTATGGCGTCTCCGCAGAAATCTACAGCGGTCTGCGCCCTGCCTTGAAAAACATGAAAGCCACCCTCCGCTTTGACCAGTCCCTCCATGACGCATCCGGAAGGCTCATCGCATGGGTAGAAAACCATGAGCTTGTAATGTTAAACGAGTTGAAGGTAAAAGCAGGCTAATCCTATACAACACGGCTACGCCGACAATAGGCAAAACACAATATCTTCTTCGATGTGAAAACAAATTCGGCGGTATGCCGATGGCGGCTTTGCCGACATAGAAAGGACACGAAGCATGACAACAAAACCAAAAGAGAAGTTTGCGGGACTGCCCGTAGCGGAGCAGGAGTGCGTTATCACCATTGACCGCGAGACGCACTGCGCCAGAATCTATGCAAGCGATACGCGCTACATCAACAAGTTGGACAAAATCTACAAGAGGGTGCGTATACATCAGAACTGTGACGGCATCACGGCGGTTGAATACGAAGTGCCGGAGAAGCTCATTTCATTCCGCAGCGGGATTGTAAAAAGGACGCTCACGGACGAGCAAAGGCGGGTTTTGTCGGAGAGAGCAAAAAAGCAAGGTTTGGGAAAAGCCTAGGATTAATTCTGCGCGTTCTACAAAGCGAAGAGTAGCTTTACAGGCACACTTTCCTTACCGACGCGACACTTTATATGCGTAGCGTAGTTTTTGACGAAAAAGTGCGTTCTACAAAGGAAATAGACACAAGTAGTTCTAGTAGTCCTATAAGATAGAAAATATAGGATAAAAGAATCATATATAAAGAGTTTTGAAAGGAGATGGCACTATAGCTCAAGAGAAGAGGCAAACGAAGATTGACAAGATGGGCATTGGAGCAAAAGTGCTTGCGATGCGACGCGATCTTACTTGCGAGGAAATAGCCGACGAGATTAACAGTCGTTACCTTCCGGCAGGAGAAGAGCCTGTCACTAAGATGACGGTTTCCAGGTATTGCACGTCTCACGGAATGACGGACATGTACCGTAACCATCTAACGAAGGCGATGGAGCACTTTGATGCTCTAGCCGAGGCAAAGAAGGTACGCAATCGCCTAACAAAGCACACAAACAAAATGGAATCGCTTCTTGACAAACTGAAAGAGGACGAAGAGAAGTTGTCCGAGATAGCGTCCATCTCTAACGCATACCTTAATTCTTGCAAGCAGTTGGCTGAGTTAAACAGAACGGTAAGCCAGATTCAGAAAGAGCAGCTTGGACTACAGAAGGTGCGTAAGGTTTTGGGTGTTGTCATAGCAATCCTTGACAGATACCCAGAGGTCAAATCTCAAGTGTTTGAAGAACTTCGGAAATCCGAGGTTTACGATACGATACGTTCTATCTAGCGTGTCGAAGAAATTTGGGTTTGAGGCGCGTGGTGGCCAAGTTGCCGTGGAGCGTCCGTCATGCTGACTGGGACAAGGCATGAATTTTATACCACAAAATACGAAGGGAGGTTGATATATGGCGAAAGCACAGAAGTTTTTTGATGAACTGTCCGCTGCAATAGAGAACGGTACATCGACCGAAGCTATCCTGTCGAGAGAAAGTACAGGCAGACGTGTCAAAGAGTGCGCTGAGTCGTTGGAGTTGTTCGCAAAGACATACTTTCCGACGGTTTTCTCAAGTGAATTTTGCCCGATGCACACAGAGGTATTTGCTTCTGCTGAGGATATGATCCTTAGACGCAAGAAACGCAAGAACTACTACGTTCGCGCTGCTCCTCGTGGTCATGGCAAGTCGCAGGTTATTTCCTTTTTGCTCATCATCTGGTGTATCGTCTATAAATATAAGCAAAACATACTGCTCGTATCAGATACGCTAGACCAAGCAAAGAGCTTTATATCGGCGATTAAGACCGAGCTGGAAGAGAATGAACTGATACAACGTGACTTTGGAAATCTTATGTCAGAAGAAAAATGGGCGCAGGATAAAATCGTCACATCGAACAAAGTTCAGGTCTATGGCAGAGGTGCAGGACAGAAGCTCAGGGGTAACAAATACGGTTCGATTCGTCCCCAGTTGGTTATCATCGACGATCTGGAAAATGACGAAGCTGTAGAAACAGAAGCACAAAGACGGAAACTGTTTAACTGGTTTATGAAAGCGCTTATTCCCGTAGGCACTCCGACCACTGATTATATCTACATCGGTACGGTGCTGCACTACGAATCGTTGCTTCAAAAACTGCTTACAGAGCCGTCTTTTTCTATGTGGAATCGCAAGAAATACCAAGCTATACAACATTTCTCCGAGTCGCCTTTGTGGGATGAGTGGGAAGCCATGATGCTAGACGAAAATAATAGCCAAGCATACGAGGACTCCTATCAATTCTACGTTGCACATCGAGAAGAGATGTTGGAGGGCGTTGAATCCCTGTGGCCGCAGTCTGGCCGTGATTACTACGAGAACATGATGGAGCTACGGATTTCTGACCCGGGAGCATTTGCTTCTGAGTACCAGAATGAGCCTGTTGACCCTTCTCAAGCAGAATTTCTTGCCGACTGGTTTGACTACTACTATGAACTTCCCGAAATCGTCGGAGTTTATGGTGCATGTGATCCGTCGTTGGGAAAAAGTCGCTCAGACAGAGCCGCTATCATCTGGGCAGGCAAAGACGCTAACGGGTATCTGTATATCCTTGAGGTAAATATGGGAAGGTATCATCCAGACCGTCTTATCGAGATGATTATTGCGGGGGCTATGAAGTACAGCGACAAACTGCGTTCGGTCAGTATCGAGACAGTCCAGTTTCAAGCCATGTTCAAAGATGAGGTGGCAAAGCGCGGCCTTAATGCTGGTATTCAGATTCCCATAACGGAGTTCAACGACAAGACTCCGAAGGAAATCCGGCTTAGGGGCTTAGTTCCGAGAATCAAGAACAAGTATATCAAGTTCCGCAAAGACCAGACCGTGCTTATCAATGAGTTTTTACGCTTTCCGAAAGGCTCAGATGATGGTATGGATGCGGTCAACATGATTTGTTCTGCTGCGTTCCCATCGGTCAGCAACAAGCTCGTATTTGGTGGTATCACGACAATGAAACCTAGAATGGCACGGATAGGGGGTGTTTTTGGCAAGTGGAGATAAAAATTTTTGGCAGAAGGTTCAGCTTTGGATTTACAAAAGATGACGGCAATACGACAAGGCAGACTATTTCTACCATTGTGCCGTATACAGTCAGCGTTCCCAAGTCGTCTGTGCCGAAGCTCAACGAAGAGAATTTGCGAAGATTTTCACGCAATGCTATCCCTCATCGGGCAATTACTTTGATTCGTGACGGTGTGTTGGCTCAGAGTTGGCGCATTGTCCCCACTAAGCCCAATGATAGGCGTTCGTATTCTACGCTGATTCGAGCAGTAGAGAACGTCATCAATAAGCCGAATGAAACGGACGATTATCGGTCTTTCTGGGGGCAAATCATCAATGAGACTCTTATCGGAGACAATGGTGCAGCGGAAATCGTTTTTACGGGCGACTCTCAGCAGCCCATAAAGCTATATCCGGTAAATGGGTTCTCTCTTGAGTATGTAAATGGTTTCTATGAAGACCCCTCTTTCCCCAGATTTTGTCAGCGTGTCGGGCATTATGGCGATCCTGTTTATCTGCATGATGAAGATGTTCTGTATATTCAGCACAACAAAACCACAGATAAGCAGTTTGGGCTTTCTCCTCTTGAGGCATCGTTCGAGCAAATCATAGCTCTGCTTGAAGCAGAAGAATACGCTACAAACCAAGCATCTAATGCTGTACCAAAGAACGCGCTCAACCTTGGAGAGGGAGTATCGGCAGAAGACTTGCAGGCATACCGGAAGTATTTTGAAGAAGAGGTATACGGTAAGGGTTTTATGCCTATTCTCGGGGGAACAAAGGGTGCGAGTTCCTTGCGCTTGGGTGCAGAGGGTGACTCGGAGCTTTATCTTGAATGGCAGAAGCACCTTATCACGATCATAGCACTCTCTTTCGGTATTGACCCAAAGAAGTTGGGACAGGGATCGAACACAGACAGGTCTACGGTTGAGGAGCAGAATGAATCGCTACTCAATGAGGCTATTCGTCCCCATTGTTTACTACTCCAAGATGCAATCAATCGAAAAATCATAGGCAGATTAGGCCTTTCCGATGTGATAAAGTTTGAGTTCGTTTTTGAGGACACTTTGGAGCAGAAGCGACAGCGACAGCAGTTGATCGCGGAGCAGTGGAACACCAACGGCATTACTCTTCGTGAGTATCGCGCCGCATTGGACAAGCCAGCTATAGAAAGTCCATACAACGATATGACACAGGCAGAAATGAAATCTGCTTTGAATCAGAAGTATGCAATTCAGTCGGTTTCATCTGGTGGCTTCAACGGCTTGGGAAAAAATCGCAAAGAGGAGGTGGAAAAACACGAACAAGATGAAACTTAACGTCGTTTCTTTCAGTGTAGCGCAAGACGAGAATCCCGACTTCATGAAATTTGATGCCGTAGTTGGCTATATTGATACACCTACGGATGCCACTCCTTGCGGTGGGGTTGAGGGGTATCAGATAGTTATCAGCTCCGAGGGGATGGACGTTCGGTCGCTTGTTGGCAGCGGAGTGAACGTGGCGTGGAGTGACGGATGGTTTTCCGACGCAGAAGATACGCTCAAGAGTCACGACCCGCGTTTCAAGGTTGGTGTCATCGATTCGGCACAGGTTGTCGGTAATCAAATCATGGCATCTGGTCATCTGTGGAAAGCAGATTTTCCCGATGTGTGCGACACAATAGAGTGTGCAAAAGAAAGTCTTGGCTGCTCGGTCGAGGCTTATTTTAATGGCTACAAAAAGAACGACGAAGCAAAAACGATAACGGGATTCGGAGCGCATTTTACAGGCGTTGCGATTCTCTATAAAAACAAGGCAGCATTTACGAGTACAAAAATTATGTGCTCTATCCAAGAACAGGAGGAAGATAATTTGAACGAAGAGATGAAGAAGACTCTGGAAACTATGTTTTCGGAGCAGAACAAGGTATTTGAGGCGAAGTTTGAGGCAATCAACGAAGCTATGGATAAGTTCAAGAAGCCAGTCGCGGAACTTTCAGCGAAGACGGAGAACGGGGTGACAGAAGAGAGCGTCGCTAAGAATGACAAGGTTGAGCTTTCGTCGGTTGCACAGGTTATTGCTGATGCAATCAAGGCGGGTTTTGAGGCCATGAAGAACACGGATGTAACGCCTGGTGTCGCGGTCGCGAAGGCGGTCAACAGCGCAGAGCCTACGCGCAAGACTGCGGCTTTCAGCACGACTCCTCAGATGTCCGAATCGAAGGAAAAGACGGCTATGGAGCTTGCAGCAGAAATCGACGCAGACGAGAACCTTACTCCCGATCAGAAGTGGGCAAAGAAGGTTGACCTCTGGAATGAGCATCGCGCCGAGTTCAAGAACGCCTAAGATATAGGCTAAACCGATAAGAAAAATCACAAACAAAAAGGAGAAGATATTTTGGAACGTATGTTTAACGGCATGAGCCGTCAGATGACTTTTGCGGCAGCAACGGCAGATTACATTGGCACGGGTGCGATTCATGTCCCTGTCTTTGAGCCGCAGATTCTTGACAATACGCGCAAGCGTGGTGTACTTCTTCAGCGTGTTCAGGTGAAGGCCGCGACTGGGCACCCTACGCGCTACTTCGAGAAGGTAGCTCATGAGAGCAAGCACAAGTTCATTAACCCGCGTGCAATCGACCATCTTCTTGACACGAAGATTGACCACGTTGAGCACAGCGCCTACATCAAGGCTATCGTTGACGGTATCACGTTCACGAAGTTTGATCGCGAGGTTTATATTCAGCAGGGCAGTACGTTCGGCAATCTGGAAGCACAGGCTCTCGATGAGGTTGTCACGGATATGCTTGACGCACAGGATCGCGCCGTATGGACGGGTGCGGCTACGAGCCTTATGGACTCGACGTCGCCCGAATACTGCTCTCTGATTACGCAGATTACGAAGAAGGGTGAAATTGCCAAGGACGCACGTCTGGTGAAGGGCATTATTGCGAACATCGCGGCTCTTATGAACAACAAGGAGTACGCTGTTCGTCCGACGGCCATCTACATGAATCCGATCGACAAGGCTCTTCTTGACGCGCAGGAGATGGACGAGAAAGACAAGATTAAGGTCTATGACGTTGAGGTTGTCCCTGGCATCAAGGTCAATGGCATTATGACGGCTGCGGGTATTCTGCCGATTATCACGGACATCTATTGCCCTGAGCATAAGATCGCCGTCCTCGACGAGAAGCAGATTGAGCGCCAGTATGTCGCATCGCCTACGCCGCGCATCTACCAGCTTGGTACGGAGAAGGATCTGGCTACGCGCTATATTTCCGTTCTCTTCGATACGTTTATCGTCCGTGCAGCAAAGTACGGTCACATGATTATCGACATCAAGCAGGCCTAATCGTCTGTAAAAGTTGATACAGGAGGGAGTTGCATCGAGAGATGCAGCTCCTCCTTTTTATGTGACACAAGCATGAAGATGGATGTTGTTGCAGGTAGTAAGAATGATGAATTTTACACACCGGATTACGCGATTACGCCATTGCTGAAATATGTACCTCCCCGTGCTGTTGTTTGGTGCCCTTTCGATACGGATAAGTCAAACTTTGTACGGCTTTTACGAGAACATGGATGTAATGTTGTAAATACGCATATAGAGAATGGACAAGATTTCTTTAGGACTTCTATCCCAAAATGCGATATAATTATCTCAAATCCACCGTATTCAAAGAAAACAGAGGTGCTGGAAAGGCTTTTTGACATTGGCAAACCATTTGCAATGCTGGTGGGAGTTATTGGTCTTTTTGAGTCTAAGCGCAGATTTTCAATGTTTCGGGACAATGAGTTCGAGATTATGTACTTTGATAAGCGTGTTGCATATTGTCAGAGCTATTTTGACCATAAACCGACAGCAAATCCTCCGTTTTCAAGTGTGTATGTTTGTCATAGGGTGCTACCGAGTAAGATTGTGTTTGAACAAATCGAGAAGAAATAGAACAAAAGTCATAGAATGGTGGTGATGAGTTGGCAACAAAGAAGAGTGATGCTACGGCAACGGCTACGGCGACTACGACGGCAAAATTCTTCGATTCGACGATTATCGCGGTCGTTTTGAAGGATAGTGTTGTCTATCCAAAGAACGGAGTGGCCGAGGTAACGCGGGAGCAGTTGGAGCAGCTTAGGGCAGCGGGGTCGGTAGAATGAGCTATATCACAGAGGAAGAGCTGATTCCTTATCAAAACCTCATGGATGGAGTCAATATGGATGACGTGCGAATGGCGACGAGCCTTATCGACGGCTATCTTGGCAGGTCGTATGCGCTTAAAACCTTTCGGGATATTGTAAAAATCAACAAGAATCGAAGAGGGAAGCTCAAGCACGCTCCTGTTGCAGAAATCCAGAAGGCAGAGATTGTCTATGACACCATGTTTGGCAGAGAGCGTATGGAAGCCAATCTGATTGACATTGATCTTGATCCAGAGATGGATGGGTATTTCACCTATTCCGGCAATTATGGGATAGCTCCACTGGTGTGTGGTTTTCGACCTATCTCTATCGAAATCACCTATACTTCCGGATTCAAGGAATATCCTCAGCGGCTCAAAGACGCATGTGGTATGCTTGCGTGTAATATCCGTCAAACCAAGTCTTTCAGCGGGGCAAAACAGCTCACGTCGTTGGATTTTCAAGTGCTCATGAGCGATGACAGCTTCTTTACATCGGACATCAAAATGCTTCTCAAGGGGTTGGATAGCGATGTTTGCACAGTTTAATCGACTTAAGAAGCCTATCGACATCAAAGGTAAGGCTTCCGAAAAGGCTGTATTTTCTCGTGTTGGCAGGTCATCTTCGAGTAATTTCAAGAGCAATTTTGTTTATACATGCTTGCTCCAAGAAGATACAAAACTTGAGAACGGTGATATATTTTCTGCCAAAGTGGGACTACAGAATACGCCTACACAGTTTCTCACTATTTCTGTTCGCAAATCGGACGAATCTGTTCAAGCTACCGTTTACAGATGTAATGGAGAAGCCAAGATATACAGGTCTACACCGAAATACGACGAATATGACGAGGTTGTTGGAAGCGAGCTTAGTCTTATAGACACAGTGCCGACAAACCATGTCACCGTGAACGCGACAATGAGACTTTTGGATGCTGGGTTACTCCCAAGCACAACGAAAGAGTTCCGCTTGCCTAAGTGTGGAGTCAAAGAAATGGATAGAATCGTTTTAGACGGGCAGAACTTCTGCGTCGATGCGATTGATACCACGAAATTTGACGGCCTGCTTGCGGTACAGACATCGAACGACAACAGGAATTTTGGCTGAGTTGAAAGACTACAGAGCAGAGTTTCTTAGTGCGGTTCGCGTCGTCGTACAGAGATACTGCAAGGCGGCTCAAGAAATCGTAGTGCAGCGGTGGGCATCACTGGACAACATTGATGGAGATGCTTCGATTAGAGACATGGAAATCACGGTAGCTCAAGACGTTGTTGCAAGGGCTATATGCGCCACAGGTCAGAAAGCATGGATTGCGGAATATGGCAAGGGTAGTCTTATGGAAACAAAGGACAATCCCTTCCTCAGCGACTATGTAAACAGTTCTCTTTTTAACAAAGATCGCCTTGGCCATGCCTTAGCTACGGTCGGCAGGGATTATGGGTACTATGAGGACTTGGACGGAAAGCGTCATTTCTCTCACGGTGGCCTAAAAGGAAAAGTTATCGAAACTTTCTATGGGCAGCCATTATTCTTTCCGATTCGTGCAAAACACGTCATCAAAGAGACGGTGAAATCCCTTGAGCCAGAGATGTATAAAGAGATTCAAGAAGCGATTGCAAACGTGATTACAAACGTTATGAAAGAGTTTCCAAAGAAGGTGATTATATATGCTGGATGATATGGAGCTGCTGGACACAGTGTATGCTGCGTGTTGGAAAAATGCAGAATTGACAGCTCTCTTGGGCAATCCTACGACTCCAAAGGCGAGATCGGAGCGTATTCATAGAGAGATTACTCCGATGTCTTATGCCACGGCAGACAATGTAAACTTCATCAGCATGTATTTCAGTAGCGCAACGGAGACAGACAACATTTATGCCATTCGCGGATTCTTGACCGTAGACTACTACTGCAAGAGCCACAGCGACATCAAAAAGCTAAAGCGGATTGTTACACAGATTCTACAGGACATGGACATCTTTTGTACTTCAAGAGCAAGTATTGCTTCCGATGTGAAAGGTGTCTTTATCTATTCGGAGAAGTATCGACCGCTTATATGGGCATAACCCGCCGTAGTTCGCCGTAGCTCGTCGTAGAACCTCCGTAGCATCAGAGGCTACTTGGCAGAGTAAACAAACGACATCAAAAACATAACCCTATTCCAAACCATATCTCAAAACCATTTCAAAAAACAATTTCAAAACAAAAAGGAGACAAAAATATGGAAAACTTAACAAAGAATACGAGCTATTTTGTAGAGGGCACTGGTCGAGCCATCATCAATGATGGTCACGGCAACGTCGGCTACATTCACTTGCAGGAGGCAAACTTCGAGTTCTCGTCTAAGATGGAGGACATCTACGGCGGTGAGTCGAACACGAGCCTCTATCAGTACCAGACGGAGAAGAACGGCAAGGTCAGCTTCAAGAACGCTTCTATGGATGCTCAGACGGTCGCGCTGACGCAGGGCGTTGGCATGGCAGCGAAAGCCACGGTCTTTGCTATGGACGAAGAGGTTGAAATTCAGACGGACGGCAGCTTCACTCTTGCTCATGCTACGGAGGCAGACCTGAGCACGCTCATGTTGGTTGATTCCGAGCGCAAGGCTGTCCCTGTCACGGCAGGCAAGGTTGACACGTCGTATGCGAACAAGAAGCTCTTGGCCACGTATTGCTACAAGACCACGACGAAGGCTATCGGTGTTGATGTTGACACGGTTGCTGTTCCTGGCTACGTCCAGATTCTCTTCCGCTCCAAGCCGATGATTCAGAAGGACGGCCGCAAGGTTCAGATGATGATTACGATCTACAAGGCGCGTTCCGACGGTTCCCTTAAGCTCGACCTTAAGCACAAGAACGCTTTCGCTCCCGAGCTTGAGTTCGGTATCGCCGATCCCGAGCGTGCGGACGGCAAGTTCTGGTCGTTTGCGGTGGTTGACATCACGGAGTAATTCGTCGTCAGCATATAGGAAATTATGGGGCTATCGAAAGGTAGCTCCTTTTTTTCTTTGTATATGGAATATATAAACACAGATAGGAGGTAAATATGGGAGCAGAAACGGAAACGAAAGACGACAATTTTATCCGATGCCGAGACGGCAAGGATAGGGAAATCTTCCCCGCACTTATCAAAGACAAGAACAAGTTGCGCCATTTTATCACAAAGTTTCATACAGATATGGCTATTTTGAACTTCCTTTCTCCCGATTTGAAGAAGATGACGGAGATGCAGGAGAAGGAAACATCCGGCAAGGACGTTGACGCATCGGAAGCCTTTTCGGACGAGCCGTATAATGCGATGATGGAGCTTTTGGTGATGGCTTTTGGTGGCAAGTGTTCGGAGGAAGAAATCGCGGGTTTTGTCGATATGGCTATGATTCCTCGAATCTTTAACGTATTCTTCGGCATCAGCGGCTATAAAGAGGCAAAAAAAAAGAAAGCGGAGTCCAGTGGAATGAACTTGTCGCTTCCATCGTAAAAAACACGTCTATGACAGTGAGAGACATCAATGAGCTGTCCTTTCCCGAACTGGAAGAACTGATGGACGGCATGAGTCTCAATGCTGAAAAAGAAAGAGCCGAACTGGAAGGAATCCAGACGACTCGCGGCGGCGCAGAAGAGTTTATGGAGTTTATGTTGGCAAACAGCTAGAAGTGATTTTTTGTCAAACATGTAGGTCTGGCTTATTCTTAATGTCGATTACCATAGACATTATATCGCGAACAAAAGCAAATCCTATGAAGAGAACTGTTGCCAAAGATGTTATAGACCATATCCAAGCATAAAGGGGAAACACGTCTCTGTTGTCAATCGTCATTTTTACAGAGTTTGTTTCGGTAAAGAAAAGGTTCGTGAGAACAAGACCCATAGATAGGTAGAACCCTATAAGTGAAACTGCACCTGTGTAGTCTGCCGCTTTTGCCAAGAACATCCAATATTTGTTTTCTAGGTATGGTGTCGTAGGTTCAAGCAGGTTAAACCAAGGCTTCGCCGCTCCAAAAAGCCTGTCCGCTAAAGCCCATAATGTCAGACCACAGAAAAAGCCAAAAACCAAAACCTTTCCGAAGTATGGTATGAAAATAAGGGCTATTCCGGCAATAACACCGAGCGCAGCTCCGTCTTTCCTCATGAGCAAGAAGAACATAACTATGACAGCGAGCACAGTAGGAACAGTACCTACGAAAAACATGATTCACACCTCCTATTTCTTCGACTCGCATGGCACTTGCAAGGCTTAAACGCGCGAAACACTCGTCATTCTTCGTCGTCAGCGGAGAAGTAAGAAAGCGATGTCTTTTTCCAGTCATTTCCTGCTTTAACAGAAACAAATTTTATGGTTAGATGAATCCAGCTTTTGTTGATATTACCGTAGACCTTTCCATATCCTTCGATCACGTGCATAGTGTCCGAGAAGTTCACTTTTTCGTCTTTGGTTTTGTTTAGGAGCGTTCTTTCTGCGCGATCAAGGTTAAGGACGTGTTCTACGCATACTGTTGAGGAGGCATAACTGTTTTTCTCCTCTTCGCTATTGAATCCGCTTTCTACCTCTACAGTTGACACATATCCAGACTTGTTCTCGTAAACGGAGATAGTGGCATTTCTGCCCGCATGGAACAGATACTTCTTATATAAGCCAGTTTCTCCCTGATAAGTAAGTTCTCCTGTTGCCAGTACTGCGTTGAAGTACCTAGGGTTTTCTTTGCACGCCAGCTTATAGTTCTCGAAGAATGTCTGTGCGTCGTAGTCTACGAGTTGTATGGGCTTGGCCATGCACTGTGGGGCAAACATGCACACAAGACACACCGTCAGAAGCGCAGACACCATCAAAATTTTCTTTTTCATGTTCATCATCTCCATTTCATCGTTTTCATTTCATCATCTTCTCTTTCCTTATTCCGCTCGATTCTTATTGTTGTTCATCGTTTCAAGTACATCATATCATAACCTTGTCTAAAAATCCATCGTATAGGAGGTATTTTCTCAAAAAATGGCAGACAAATCACAAAAACTGCAAACAGACCTTATCTTCAAGGCTCATGACGCGATCACTCAGATAAATGAGCTTGCGGCGGCTTTGGACAAGGTTTCAAATATCAAATTCAACAACGTCACAACTCTTATGGGTTCTATGCGTAACGCAATCACGAAAATCGCAGAGTCGTCGAATGACAGCACGAAAGTCCAGAAGACTAACGCGGAAGTAGTCAAGACGCTCATCCAGCAGCAGACAAAACTGATTCGTGAGATGCAGAAGGAATATGCTAAGGTTGGCAAGGGTGTCGTTGATACTTCGTTATGGAAGCAGAATATCGGTGTGCTCAATAGTCTTACTCAGCAAATTGCACGCATGAAAGCAGAAATGGGAGACCTGGGTTCTGTACGCAAGGAGTTTGAACGCGCACTTTCTCTTTCGATGGGAAATGACAGTCTTATCAATAACCTCAAACAGCAGTTGAATAACTTCGAGAAAAGGTATGCGGAAGTCAAGGCATTGATGAGTGAGGCTAGAGTCAAGAACGACAACAGTGCAAACCGGAGAGCACAGGCAGCATCGGAAAGAGCTGAGAAGGAGAGACTGCGTAATATCGAGAGAGCGAGGCGTCAACAGGAACAAGCAGACCTTCGAGCACAGCGCGAACAGGAAAAGGCGGCAAAGAAAAGAGAGTCAGATGCGAATAGGCTGGCTTCTCTAAACTCTCGTATCGAAGAAATTCAGAGACGTATCGACCAGCATAAGGGAAATGGCGGTTTAGTCTACACACAAGCGGCCTTTAACGCAGAGATTGCACGCATCAACAAAATCAAACAAACTCTTCTTTCGATGGGACAAACAAACCTTGCGGGGCGCATATCCCCAGAAAACATGATGGTGGGAGTCAATAGATGGCAGAATGATAAGCCTCCGTTGGCAGCATACCAGAGGTTCCGTCAAGAACTAAACAAAGCTAGGGAAACTGCGGAAAATATGTTCCATGCCTTTAAGCGCACTGGCAATGAAGCAGACAAGATTCGCTTTGAGAAAGCCCGCACAGAGCTTATGCGACTCAACAATCAAGCGGAAGAGTTCAATCGACAAATTTCTAAGGCGGCAAGAACTGAGCTTACTTTTGGAAACATCATCAAGCGAGCAAGAGAAGCGGCAAACTGGAAGATCGGTAATGCTATTGAGAACGCTATTGTTGATACTCCATTCGAGGCTTTTCACGACATCAAAGAATATGAGCTTGCTATGGCTGGTGTCATGCAGGTGTTGCCAAAACTTGAGTTAGGACAGAAGAATGTTAATGAGCAGTTCCAAGCATTTTCGGATATTGCAGGAAAATATGGGCAAAGCATCAGAGACGTTATGGAAGCAGGCAAGTCTATCGGACGTATGTACGGCCATGAGGATGACGAGCGCGGAGATTACAGCCTTGGCACAGAGAATACAAACATTCTTACGATGCAAGCGGCAAAAATGGCTACCGTTGATAACTTCGACGTTCTGGAAGCCACGAGAGGTCTTGAATCTGCTCTTGCTCAGTTCAACATGCAGACAAACGACTCTAACCTTTTGATGGCACGCTCTGCTCATATCCTCGACATCTGGACGGCATTAGCTCACCAGTCTGGCGCATCGGCGCAAGATTTAACGGAAGGTGTACGTCAAGCTGGCGCATCGGCAAACGCAGCAGGTGCCTCGTTTGAGTTCTTGAACGCTCTTATCGCTACTGGTGTTCGTAATACGGCCAAGTCAGGTAACGAAATCGGCACCATGCTCAAGTCTATGTTCTCTTCGATGCAGTCAGATAAAGCTATTAAGGCTATGCAGGACTTTGGAATTGAGGTTTATCGAGTCGGAGAAACAGGCAAAACCGAGATGCGTCCTATTCAAGACCTGATTATGGACATCTCTTTAGCCCTTCGGGCAACACCAAAAGACACAAAGGGTGTTACTGATTTCTTGCTTGCCATTTCTGGTGGTAAGTTTCAAGTTTCAAAAGTGTTCGCTGTTCTCAAGGACTACAAAGAGATTCAGCGTGCATTAGATGTTGCGCGTAACTCTGCGGGATTCACGAATAAACAGCTTGAGTTCCAGATGGACACGATGTACCGCAAAATCGAAACGCTCAAGGCGAATATCGCGTCCGTTTTTCAGCAAGCTGGCACTGATGGATTAGTCAACGACATGAAGTGGATTCTCAATTTGCTTATCCATATAACCAAGGGTATGAGTACAACAGAATCCCACGCTTATACATGGACAAAGGGGATCATGGGAGTCGTTGCGGCATACAAGCTGATTCCTCCGCTTTTGAATATGATTGCACGCGCATCGGGAAGGGCTGCTGGGGCTTGGACTGCCACGCGAGCTTCTGGTGTTGGCATTACAGGGATAATTCCCAGCGTTGGTTCTGGTACTGTTACTGACACGAAGGCCAACTATTTCTCAAGACGCGATACTCAGTTTAACAAAACGTCTGGCTACCTATCGCGTTCTGCGGTGGGTTCTACGGCAGGTTCTACGGCAAACACTAGTGCGAATACGTCTGCAACAACGGCAAACGCTACGGCTCATGCAAATGCTGCGAGAAGTGTAGTTGCGGAAACAACTGCATTGAGTACACAAAATAGAACCTTGGCGACAAATACTGCGGCTCATGGAAGCAACACATCTGCCTTGGTTCGACAAAGTGGAGCGGCATCGAGTGCCACGGCTGCGCAGACCACCATGAGAGCAGGATTGACGAGAACGAACATGGTCTTGGCTCAAAATGGTGTTATGCTTAGACAAGGTGGAGCGAACCTTAAAAGGTATTCCAATTTGTCACAAACTGCTGCTGCAAATACAAGAAAGATGAACTTGGCGACGGCAAGGGCAGTTCCCATGGTTCAAAAAGTTGCTCCTGCGGCTCAAAAAGGCGCGGGGGCTTTGAGACTCTTTTCTGCGGCATCAAACGGAGCGGCATCGGCTGCAATGGGATTGACTGCTGTTTTTGGTGGGCTTCAGGGTATGCTTATCGCTTTGGCTGCTATGGCTGCTATATCTTTTGTGGTGGAAGCAGACGGAATAGGCGAAGCTGCTGAGAAGACTGAGAAGCTAAAGCAGGAGATGGAGGACGCTATTGTTACTGCACAGGAAATGGAAGAGCAAAGCAAAAGGAACAGCGAAGAAGCGGAGCGACTTGCGAAGAAGTATAACGAACTTGCAGATGAATTAACGTCACTTGAAGCTGCGTCAGATAATTCTTCCGATTCGTTAGAGCGCCAGAACGAGATAAAGAAGAACATGGAGCTTATCAGTGAGCGCCTTGCGGCTATCTTGCACGAAAATTCCGATCAGTTTATGGAAGATGGCAAAATGAACCTTGAGCAAATCGAGAAACTTGCCAAGGCTGACAAAGAAAAAGCTATTCAGATGATTACCGACAAAGAAGAAGCAGCACGCGCCGACGTGGAAAGCACAAGAACCGCTATAGAAACAACAAGGTCACGCATAGAGTCCTTAAAGACAGAACTTTACGCCGTAGGAAAACTTGCTTTGGGTTATCGTCTTTTGTATATGCTTCGGTCTGCGGGAAGAGAAGTTCTTGGTAATTTCTATGCCATGAGAGCGCAAGAATACGAAACAATGGCTTCGGACAAGTTTATACCAGATGCTATAAAAGAAGAGCATGGAAATCAAGCGGCAGAAGCAAAAAGACTCTCAGAATGGAACAAGAATAAGAGGGACGAACATCTTTCAATAGCTACCGACTTTTATTCTGACCCAGAGAAGTTTAACAAACTAGGCGAAGAGATCGAAGCGCTCGAGGGACTCAATGAGTCACTTGCCCCTAAAGAAGCAGCTCTTGGGGGGTACACGGACATGAGAACCCGTCTCGACCTACCAGAAGGCATCGACAACACAAATGAGAACCGCAACTACGACCGAGATGCAACAATGCCAGATGAAAAAGGCGGTAGTGGTAAGGGTAAAAAAGGTCGCAAGGAAAAAGAAGACAAAGAGGAATGGTCTTTTGATTCAGAGTTCGACAAGGGCGTAGCTGCTGTCTTAGAGGGAGAAAATAGCCCGCTCAAAGGCAAGGCTTCGATTTCCGCGCTTATGTCACTCGCTGCGGCAATCAACGGTACAGATGTGCATGGTATGAAGTCGGATTCGTTTGATAACCCATTGGGGGTTACGTCTGATATGTGGGAGAAATACGCTTCTGAATATACGCGTAATACTCACAACAGTTTTGGTGTCTTTGCTGACGTATGGAATGAGATTCTTGACAACGGAGTAGCCTCTTTTGAGGACGCATCTAGGCAATATCTTCTCCGAATCGGAAAAAGTGAAGAAGAAGCAAATTCTATTATTGCTCAGACAGTGGCAAATTCCGAGTACATGGATAAGCATTATGACTTCAAAAACGCTGCAGGTGCCGTTCCCAAGCGTAACACAAAAGGAACTGGTTTCTCCGGTGGCACTGAGTCCTTGTCTCTGCTGGATGCCAGTATCAACAATAACCTTGGGCAGACGATGATGAATCATGCTGTGGGCTGCGTCGAGGCTGTGGATCAAATTCTTGCGGGAGTAGAGGGCTACTTTAAGGGTTTGTATGACGACCGAGTATTCCGCGTTCCGACTCTGATTGAGCGTATGATTAGTGATGGGTACAGCGTTATTCCATTCAGTGAGTCTCAACTCGAAAAAGGCGATATTATTTCCTTTAACGATTTGGGAGTTTCACGCGATTCTAACCCTGCGTCCGATGGCGATGGGCAGAATGTTCACGTCATGATTTACTCTGGCGATGGCAATATTGTAGGCAACTCCTCTGATGCCGACAAGATTATTACCAGAACACTTGCAGAGCATGAGTCATATCAAACACCTGCATGGATTATCAAAACAAACATCGCAAAGGGTGGTATGGGTGCTGGCTCAGATGCCCAGTATAAGGACGACCTCCTCGCGAAATACTACGGCAGCAACAACGGCTCTGTCTATAGTCTTGGCTATGATTATGCGAAAGAGTTCCAAAAATTCATGGAGATGTCGGAAGAAAAATACAAGACGGCATCCAAGAGAATCGAAAACTCCAGGAAGTTCTATGGGGACAATTTCTCTGATTCGCAGAAAGAATATATCGCAGAGCTTGAACGGTTGACCGATCTATCGAAGCAGAAGCGTGTCGTAGACCAAGCATATATCCGCGCACAAACAAAGGTAAACGACTTCCTTTTGCAGCACCCGGAAATCGAACGAGCTTTGAAGAACGACAATATGTCTTGGGCTGACCTTACGTTAGACGAGCAGAAAGAGCGTTTTGAAAAAGTCGGAGGTAAGGACAGCGGTAAAATCATAGAGCAAGCAGAAGCGCTGCGTAAATCGCGAAACAGCATTACCGATCAGCACGAAGACCAGATGTATAGGCTTAATTCTCTCCGTGGGTATCTTAACCCGCGTGAAGCATACGAATATAAGCGTAGCATTTTATCTAGCGCTGTTGACGAAAACGGTACAGAACGCAACCGGTTTAACCAGACGGAACGAGCAAAGCAGGAGAAAGTCCTCGCAGAAGCAGAGTTGGAGAGGCTTAAAGAGCGACTGGCTCAAGAAAAGGCGAATAACGACAAGCAAGTAGATGAAGCCAAGAAGCAGCTCGAAGCAGACAAGAAGGCTCTTGCAGTTCTCAAACAAAAGAAAGACCGCACGAGAGAAGAAAAGGAAGAAATCGACAGGCTCACAAAGTCTATCGAAGTTAATACTTCTATCGTTCAGAATGGCACAGAGGCATACCGAAATGCAGAAAAGGCTGTAATATCTCAGAGCGAAGCTGTCAAGGAAGCAACAGAAAACTACCGTAAACTCGCCGAGGAATTGCACCGTGTAGAGAGCGACATGGCTACTGATTTTTTCGATAAGCTGATTGTCCAGGGAAATTCTTTGAAAGATATTTTGCGAGACATCGTGAAACAAATTGCATCTATTACAATTCGGAGAAGTTTTGATAATATCTTCGGGGTAAAGCATGAGAGCATGGGTGCGATGGATGATATTCTTGGGGGGAAATATTCTCGAAGGAATCCGACCGCGAGGACTCAATCCCTTGTAGGTTCGGCGATGTCAACATTTTATCAGAGCAAATTCTTCCCTTCTATTCAAAGTGGCAGCGGAATTGGATATGACGGTGGGGTAGGGAATACCGTACAGAGTCTTACGACGGCCATGACCGCTCAAACAGCAGCTACTACAGCGAACACGGCTGTTACTACCACAGGGACTACGGTTCAGACGTTGGGCAATACCGCTACTCAGTTGGCAACGGTTACACAGCAAGCGTCCACGGCTGCTGATGCGACAGTCACAACGGCCAACACGATGGCTATTGGGGCTTTGACAGCACAGATGGCTATATCGTCCGCATCTAGCGGGTTTGGACTGTCTTCTATTTTTGGCATATTCGCTAAAGGCGGTTATGTTCCTAGTGGTGTCCCAGGGTTTGCATCTGGTGGTTCGTCGAGGAGCGGCCTTATTCGTGGAGCTGGAACAGGTACTAGTGATAGTATCTTGACGTATCTGGCTCATCGGAGACAATTTATCCGCACATCTGATGGTGAATATATCATCAAAAAAGACAGCGTAGACAAACTGGGAATCCCTTTTCTCGATATGCTTAACAATCAGCCCGAACTTGCGCCTGCTATGGACGGACTTAAACGCTACATGGATGGTGGCTCGTTGGGAACAAGCATGAGTCCTTCGATGAAGAAGTCTACCATGGAAAGCTATCGTAGGTTCAACCAAGCCAATGGTGCAATAAAAATGGCATCAAATGAGAAGATGGAAAGTTTGCTTGCCGGGCTTCGAGAGGACGTTAGAGAAGGAAATAAACAGGATGCTCCCGTTCAGCCAGTTATCCTTAACACGCAAGCGTCTAGCGCAGAGGTCATGAAGGCAATAGCCAAGAATCCCAGGGCGTTCAACAGAATTATGGGAGGTCATCAGAAGCATGGCTTTAGATAAGTTTTTGTTCTTTCCTCATGGAGAAGTCAAGGTTACATACTCTTGGGGGAGCAAGGAAACTGAATATGAAAGCGGCTATAAGAAGTACAAGCGCACGCGCATCGCATCGAAAAAGAAATATTCGTTTACCGTGTCTGGCTTAACCAAGGACATGGAACGATTGATTCGGTTCTACAACGACCATAAGGGACAGTACAAAGCGTTTCTTTTTGAATATGACGGTATTGAAGAGGTTTGCCATTTCTCCGATGTGCTGAATATTACAAGGTTGTACGAGTGCGCTACTCCCGTTGGGTTCAAATGCACTGTAGACATTTCCGTGAAGAAGCAAAAAAAGAAATACGGGCTGCCGTCAGAAACAGACATGCTTCCTTCCCCTCATGGCGAGGTCAAGCAGTCGATCGACCATAACGTACAGGTTTTAGAGATGGGCGCAGAGGGTAGGCGTATTAAGTCTACCTATCCCCATGAAAAATTGTCCTGTAATTGGAGCGGCTTAAAGAAAGACAGAGACAAAATCATCGACTTATTTAACTCTCACTGTCGTATTCCGTTGCTTATGAAAAAGGGTGGTATGGTCTATAAGGTCATACTTCCCGATTCGATTGAGATAACAGACCTCAGAGAACAGCAGAAAATCGTTGGCTATAAAACGAGTATGGATTTGGAGGTAGTTAATGACAAAGAGCGTAGATAGGGTGTGCGACATCAATAATTTTGTGGGGATTCCTCATTATTTTGGGGAGTCCTCTTTTGATAAATGCGACTGTTTGGGCTTATGTCGTTTGTTTTATCGTGAACATGGCTATGAAGAGCACATCGATGACGGGCTGCCTATCACAGAGGGGAAGAGTTTCGGCGCATGGCGTAGGCTCTATACATACCTCTTGACACACATGGATAGAGTTTCACATGAAACACTACAGTACGGTGACTTGGTTGTATTTCAAATCGAAGGAGAAGTTCATCTTGGGATATACCTTGAATATGGGAAACTGTTGGCTATGCAGATACCTGTAAAGTTCGGTAAAACGACGAGTACCATCTATCATCGCGACTGGTGGAGCAGGTATTTCAAATATGCTTTTCGGAGAAGGAGGTGAAGATATGCCAAGTACATTACCAGTGCAAATGGAAGTTGCAAAAGAGAGCGGCAATCCGTTTTTTATAGAGCTGTATGTCTTGGAGTTACGCAATGGGATCACTCGTATAGCGGCTTGCGATGAAGACATCGTGTATAACGGTGAAAAATATATCGCAGTGCCATTCAAGCGTGGAGAAATCACAAAGAGCATGGACAATATCACGGATGCCTGTGAGGTGACGTTAGGTGACTGCTCTTATGAGTTGTTGTCTTATGTTATTCAGGGTTTTGATTTTCGCGGGTGTAATGCAACTATAGCGCGTATATCTTATCCGGAATCGCTATCAGACCCGAGCATAATTCAGCTTGTGTTTTCGGGTTATATTGACGAGCCTTCTTATTCCGATGGGCAGTTTGTTTGCAAGGTTAAATCACGCATACCTGACATCGAATGTCCTAATCGCGATTTTCGTCTTGCGTGCAACAGTGAGTTCGGTGATTCTGAATGTGGCATGGACTTGGGGGTAGAAAAAGTCGGTATTTTAGGCGTAGACGGAAACAAGATTACTGTTCAAGGATCGTGGGCTACTAACTATTGGCGCAACGGTGTTGCCTCTGTCGAAGGGGAGTCTAGGGTTATTCACAAATCGGAAGGGAATGCCATTACTCTCAATGTCAACTTCGCTCAAGATGTACGAGGCATAGAAGTCACACTTCAAAAAGGGTGCGATAAATCTGCTGATATGTGCCGCAAGTACAACAACATGAAACGCTTTAGCGGATTCCCGTCTATTCCCTTAGAGACTCAATATAGGTAGGTGAAATGATGTTCAATTTCTTCGATGGGGCATTATTCGATATTCAGAACAACAGGTTCGATTATTCTTGGCAGCCATTTCAGCCGTGCGACAAAGAGACAGAACGACTAGCAAAACGACTGTTTAGACATGCTCATTTCAAGGGTGGAGGAAAAAGCGGAGGCAAGCTCTTCGGCGCGATTCTTTTTGGATTCGTGTCGGCGGGATTCGGCTTCTTTGGGGCAGGACTCAGTGCTATTTCTCGATTCGTTATGGGCGCATCGCTATTCAGTAGCGTGTGGACGGCTACGCATAGACCAAGTGCAGACTCTCGGGGAAATGTAAGCGTTCAGCGTTTCGACAGACAGCAAGAACAAATGACAGCGGATGTTCCCGTGCAGCTTGTATACGGAAGACGGCTAATTACAGGCAATCAGACATTCCATCAGACAGACGCAGACGCAAAGCAGCTCCATAAGCATGTTGTCTTGTGTGAAGGTGGGATCAACAGGATTGTCAGTGTAACTGCAAACGAACTTCTTGTCCCAACAAAAGCAAGTGGAAAGAAGAACGAGAGCGGTGTGGTCTTTACCGTCCGGAATATCAAGTACGAGAACGCGGGAATCCACCTATCGGGCAAAAAGCTCACACTCACTTATGGAGATAAATCGAAAGAAGTTCAGTTGGTAAACAAGAGCGATCTTGAAGGAAGCAGCGATAAGTCATTCTGGGAGTGGCAAGTCAGTATCTCTGGTCTTATCTCGTATATCAATCGTTTGGGCGATGGTTGGCAAGCATTTCCGTTTGCCGCTACGAGCAAATACCCGGGGGATCTTCACAATATAGATGCAGGATGTTATGCAGATTTTGCTGCGCTTACGATGGACACTGTTACTGGTGGTACGTCATACACATTCCACGACTGCGAGCCTCCGGAGAACTATGATGAAACAGGCGGCTATCCAAAGATGGCTTGGCTCGATATGTATTTCACCGTATCGGAAGAGCTGAATGGCAATCCATCTGTGTCGTGTTTGGTTGAAGGACTCAAGGTTATGGACACGCGCTCTGGAAAGGTTGAATATTCCACAAATCCCGCGATGTGCCTGAGAGACTTTTTGCTTTCAAAACGTTATGGCTTGGGGAAATGGATAACCCCAGAGATGTTAGATGAAGATAGCTTCAAAGAGTCTGCCGACTATTGCGATGAGATTATATCGTATCTTGACCCTGTGGGTGTTATGGTCCGTGAAAAACGATATGAGCTTAATATGATTATTGACCAACGTATGAGCGCCATCGAGTGGCTTCAAGAAATCTTGGCTAATTTTTGTGGCTATATGACATTTACAAATGGCAAGTTCAAACTCCATATCGAAAGAGAAACACCCATATCATATAAGTTCAACGATGACAACTGCTTTGATTTATCCGTAGCTCCTTTGGCTTTATCTGAAACACCGAATAAGTACAGTGTGGCAATCGTAGACCCGCGTAACAACTGGAAGACGGTACATTGCATCTGTGAGGATTATGCTGACCAGAAAGAGCGCCAGAAGATCATCACGAAAGAAGTTCAGCTTAACGGCTGTACGTCACAGTATCAAGCTCTACGACTAGCCAGATTCTATCGCGATCAGAACCTCGCGTGTCCCTTGCAGCTATCTTTTAAGACGGGTGTAGAAGGTATGCATCTTGAGCCGGGTGATGTTGTGACCATCTCTTATCATGGCGTATTTGATGGTCTTCCGATTCGCATCGCAGAGATAAAAGAAACAGAAGAAGGCGACTACGAAATAAGTGGTCGTCAATACAATGACTCTCTCTATGGTGACGAGCTGAGCGGTGGTATTCACTGGCATAACTACATCGGTGCTAAAAGTATGGTGACAGAAGAAAACGAGATACCTCCCAAAGATGCAAAAAACGTGAGAGCACATACTCAGAGGAGATTAGACGAAGACGGAAGCACAAAATATGACATTCATGTTCTCTTCGATTTGCCAGTAAGTCCATCTATCGAATGTGGTCAAGTATACTATAAGACAAAGGCTGCTGTCGGAACAGAAATCGGCATATTTGACGAAGGTGTACCAGCAGACGAAATCGGTTGGAGCAGAGAGTGGAAATTTGCCGGAGAGAGTCCTCGTGAGTTTATCTTGCGTCGTGCCGTGCTGGGGGAAACATATCGTATTCGGGTGGTGGCGAAAAACAAAAGCGGAACTACATCTGACTTAGACAGCGCACCAGAAGTGTTTGTGAAGGTTACACCCAGGGAAACCGTTCCTTCCATGCCATATAACTTGCGATACAACTTTAGAAGAGAGTTTCTTTTTATGTGGGATGATGTCCCCGATTCGGATGTCATTTACTATGAACTTCGCTTGAACGAAAATGTCGGCTCACCAATAGGCATGTTGGGGAGGACACCGGACACATCTATCGTAGTACACCTTACGTCGCGCGTTGGAACAGTTTACCTCTATGCAATTAACTCTCTCAAAAAGCCGAGTTATCCTGCTAAAGTAAAGTACAACTATCCAAAGCCTTCTGCTCCTAAAAAGATTACTTGTACGGAAATTCCGCGTGGAGCAAACATCGTTGTTGAAGAGTTTCCTCCTAATGTTATTGGGGTGCGACTATACATCAACGGAGTGGGAGTAGCCGAGGTTGTAGACTCAGCAACGTCTTGTTATGTGTATCACGGCAAACCGTCCATTTACGATGTTTCCGCTGCTTACTTTGATCTCATCGGAGAAGGTTTCCGGTCGGCAGAATATACATGCGTTATCAATCCGACATTCAAGGAAGAATGGATAGAAGACGGTACACTATCTATCAAAAAGATGGATGCCGAAGCATCGGATGCTATTTCCAAGGCGACAAAATCAGCCAATGACATCTTGAACATCAATCGGTCTATGGCAGAGCTGAAACAAACCACAGACAATATCAGTGCCACCGTGGTAGATAAAGAACGAAGCCTTGTGTCTCAGATTTCAGCGCAAGCAAATCGTATTTCTTCTGTCATTACAAGCCTCAACAAGAATCCGAGTCAAAGTGGATATTCCGCTCTTACTCAGTTACAAGATGGCATTAACGCCCGCGTAGTAAAAGGTGATGTCATCAATCAAATCAACATGACTGCTACTGGGACGAAGATCGACGGCAAATACCTACATGTCACAGGAACAACTTGGATAGACAACGATGTTATTGTTTCGGGAATGATTCGCTCGGGTGCAGTCAGTGCTGACAAGATAGCGTCAAGGTCTATTACTGCGGATAAGTTAAGGGTAGACTCTCTGTCTGCGATGTCGGCTAGAATTGGTGTACTGCGAACGAAGGACAATGGAGCGCGTGTTGAAATTCGTGACAACTTAATTTTGGTCTATGATGAGAACAACGTCTTGCGGGTGAAAATGGGAGTGTGGTAATACGAGAGCAAAACTTGAGATATACGACGGAAACGGAAAGAATATCTTCGATACGAACGACTGCGTATATAAGAAACTTGGCACATTCTCTGTTATTTCTGGTGAGGATGGGCAAATTGTAGACCCTAACATTGTGGGAAAGAATATCGTGGTGAGAGTGGTAAGTGGAAGCACGATAAAAGACGGAATCCCATTCGGAACTAATTTCAGAAACATCACCATAGATAGAAATTCTGGGGTTATAAGTTGGAGGGGAATATCGGTTACAGACTTGAAGTTCAACGTGGCAAAAGTCTCTATTGTGTATGAATACGGGTGGTTTTAGTGAGTAGTTATTTTGCGGCCATCAATGACTCTGGCACCGTCACTATAGATGATGACACACAAACACTGGGGGTGTATCGAGAGGGAGCCGTTAGGGCAAATATTTCTAGGGGAGAAGTATACGGGTTTCTCGCGGGAGCGGGAGAGTCTGTAACTTTTCGTCCCGACGGAGATACGAAATTTATTTGTTCTCCTCCTATAGTTTACGGTGGAAGCCTCTTGTTCTTTGTAGCTACAACTGATGATGTGAACATAAAGTATCGGACATATAAGAAGGTTTCTTTGGAACAGCCCAAAGGAAACGGTGTTGGTTTAGTTCTGTTTGATTCCCAAGGAAGAACGGTGTTCAATAGCTCTGTAAGAACATGGAGGCATAAGGGGTTTTACCAAAGCGAGTTTCCGTATGAGGGGAGAGGGTTTGAGACAAGAGATTTGGTTGTTTGGACTACAGCATGGATGCATCGAGTAAGAATGAAACTCCATCTTCTTAATCAAGACTCTGGGGGGAACCCCGTCGTAAGAATAGGTTTAACGAGAGAATCTTACATAAATCCAATGAGTTCTCCGTGGTTTACGGAAACAGCTCCTTATTTCCGTGCGGATCACGCATTTTCTGCCCTTGGGTATATATTCAATGGCGATACATTGGCCACAGAGCAGTATTTTGAGAGGTGGTATTTCCCCCAAAAAGTTTTTGGAGTGGGAAGCATAGATGCTCTTTCGTCGGTGAACAGTCTTCTTTCTACTCAGTTAGGAGTTTTTTCCTTTTCGTATATGTTCAATATTGTCGAATAGACCGTCTATAACAAAAGGGGTGATAACTTGAAGGGATTCCAATATTTAGAACAGCGTGACACACAGGACGCTATCACAAAAGAAGGTGTGGTGTCTAAGAAAACACCATTTGCTACAGCGGATAATGCGGGTATTTATGATACGATCGCCGAGAACTTCCGCTATCTAAAAGACGAACTTGACAACATCACAAACACGAGTGAGATTTCTTCGATTCGAGATGAAGTCAAGAATATGTATGAGCAGATGAAGGCAGACGGTAACTTCGGCGAAGTGGCTGCGAAAGCGCAGGCACAAGAAGCGCTAAAACAGGCAAAAGCCGCTGCAGAGAGTGCATCGAAAGCGTCAGCATCGGAACAGAACGTACAGAATAACACCGTAGTGGCAAATAATCTCTTGGAAGATGTAAAAACTAAGATTTCAGAAACAAAGTCTATGCTTGATCACATAAAAGAGAGAGCAAAAGCGGGCGAAGCCAAACTACAAGAAGCCGAAACCAGAGAACAAAATGTCAGAACTATGGAGGAATCTGTAAAGGCATCGGAAGCAAGCGTGGTGTCTATGGCATCTGAGGTCAACAGCGCACTTACTGAGATTCGCACATCGAAGAAAAATGTAGAAGACAACACATCAGCAGTCCAAAGAAACACTACAGAGGTACAGGGGCTTACGACAGAAACAAGGGATCATGAATCAAAAGCAAAAGAGTCTGCGACGGTAGCTCAAAAATGGGCGCAGGCAACTGATTCCCCCGATGGTGTTGTTGATATAGAATCTCCAAGCGGAAAGACAGAATCTTCTAGGTCATGGGCTATCGAGTCGAAGAGGAAAGCTACTGATGCGATAAAAGCCTTGGAGGCGGTCAAAGACCTACATGCGACTGTTATGAGCGCAAAAGAGGTGGCCGTAAAAGCTGAGCAGTCTGCAAAAGCGATCCAGTCTATCATTGACGTAGCTATGGGAACAGCACAGCAATCACTGGCTGACATACGGGCAATACAGAAAACAATCGTCAGTTCCGTTGCATGGAAGGGTGTAGTCGAGTCTTATTCCGATCTGCCGCAAAACCCAGAGCGCGGTTGGATATACTGCATCAAAACAGCGAACGAAGAGCATAACATCCGTGCAGGTGACTGTCTGATATGGAATGGCACATCTTGGGATAATGCGGGCAAGTTTGTTGACATGACACAGTTTGCTAAAATCGGCGATAACGTAAAGTTTGGCGAGATCAATGGATATACTACACCAGAAGGCACAGGAACATTTGTTGTAACCCACGGCAATGAGACGCGCTTAGGTAATACCCTAAAGGTTGGGAATATAACGGTTTCCGAAACTTCAAGAGGGTTGGACTTCACATCGGAAAATGGACAAGCCTATTTGGGAGCAAAAGCTGCAGCGTCCAGTACGTCAGATACGGCAGATAATGCAAACAAACTGGGGGGCAAGACTCTACAGGAAATCGGGAACATCATCACCGACGTACAAAACGCCCTTACTTCTTCGATAAGCAAGGCGAAGCAAGATGGAGACAATGCAATCAAAAGTGCTATCAACTCTATCAGGGGTATGTCTCCCGATGCGCTGAATACTTTACAGAAAATCGCGAGTGCCATCAACAACGATGCCAATTTTGCGACCACTATTGTGGACGCTTTAGACGGTAAGGTCAGCAAGTCGGGCGATACGATGAGCGGGACATTAACAATCCCAAGAGTGGAAATTGGTCGTCATGCGTATATCGAACGGGGGAATCGCGACACGGGAGATGCTATCTCCGATAACGGCGGTGCAAACGTTAATATAGCGTCTTGGTCTGGTTTAGGGTTTTACAGTACGTACGAGAAAAAATATACAGGCTCTATGGATTTACGTACAGGAGATTGGCGTACGATAGGCTTTATGAACGCTAATACTTTTTGCGCTGATGAGTGGTTCAGAGCAAAAGGCAACACAGGTTTTTATTTTCAAGACCACGGCGGCGGTTGGTATATGACAGATAATATCTGGATAAGGGCTTTCGGAGACAAACCTGTTTTTGTAAATAACACAATGCGGTCTCTTCATGTAGAAGTTCAGGACAGGGTAAGATTTCTTAACCCTCAAGGTGCGCCTGTAAGACAATTTTACCTTGACAATAATACAAAGATTTTACATTTAGATGGCGTATTACAAGCAGACGGTAGCTTTTATGGCAATCTGAACGGTACGGCGGATAACGCAAACAAGCTCGGAGGCTACACTCTTGAGCAGGTAATAGCTATGGCTAAACGATAACAACAAAACGATAGACAGAAAGGGGAACATTATGTTTGACATCAACAAAGTAAAAGTCGTGTATAGGTACGACAAAGATGGTGTTCTGAGTGGGACATCTATTCTCGATGAGAGTAACAAAGATACGGCAACGGGGAAGTGGGTATATCCTCCGAACACGACTCCTGTAGCGCCTCCTCCGAATCGGAAAGGGTATTGTTTGGTGTGGAAATTCGGTATGTGGTCTTACCGACCGTATGAGCCGAAGATTGTGCTGTCTGAAAAGGCCCAGTTGGAGAAAGAATATAAGGACGCTCAGGCAAATTGCGCGAAGAATATCTCTCTTGCTTTCTTGCGTGGAGATACCGAAGCGGTAAAGAGTATTCGTGAAGACTTTGCGGAAATCCAGCAGGCATACAACGAAGCACAAAATGACATGCAGAACGAGGCTGCAACAGATACGACGGGTACGACGACTACGGCGACGGGTGTGGAACCCGCAGCAGCGAACGAAGGGGAGTGACAACATGGGAAGGTTTTTCAAATTGCCGAAGCGTTGTCTTTATTGCGCTCATAAGCTAAACAAATTTGGACAGTGCAAGAATCCGAATTGCATCATTGGGTATGTCCCCGATAAGAAAAAGGCTATGTCGATGGCCGCGACGGAGACGACGACAGAGAACGCAAATGAGGAAAGGATGGAAAGCACCGAGCGCGAGAGTATGACTACTACGACGAGTGAAGACGCATAAAACAGAAAAGAGGTGACAATACGGAACAGGAGACATTAGAGTATCGACTCAGGATATTGGAGGAACAGTCTACGAAAATTCTTGAGATGCTTAACGAGTTGAAGAGAGAGCTTCCTGCTCAGTATGTGGCAAAAGAGGTCTATAATGCTAGACTTCTCGGACTTGAAGGGAGGGTAAAAGAATTAGAGAAGAGTAAAGATACGGCTTTTTGGGCTATTGTGGCTGCAATGGGTTCGGCTTTGCTTACTCTGGTTCGTATGGCACTTGGACACTAGGTTGAACACTAAGTTGGACACCAAGAATCGTGGACTGATCGGGGGACTGTGGCACAGCGGAGTGGACACCGCTGTTTGTTTCTCCGACTGGGTACGACACAATACGTTTACGTGTGCAGCGCTTCTGGCTTTGGCTTGGAGCGCTTTTTTTATGGCCGTGGGGACAAGTTGGCTTGTCGGTTTCTGGCTTAATGGCATCTGGGGATATAAATTCGAGTTGGCTTCCGCATGGCAAGGCCTGTTGGGGGCATTGGGTGCGATCCCTAGCTTGTATGGGCTGGTTAAGCAGTCGTTGGGCAAGTATCGTATCGACAGCGAGTTAAACTCCCCCGAAGGAGAAAAACCACGGTAAAGAAAGATAAAGAAAGGAGAATATATGAGAAAAGTTTCTTTGCAAGAAATTTACGAAATGGCATCTGCGGCGCGAGAGTCCGTGTGGGCTGATGCGCGAAACTACGGAAGAGAACCCAAGGTGTACCTCCATTGGAGCGCGGGGCATTATGGACAGCTCTTTGACGACTATCATATCAACATTGACTCCGATGGTGGTCTTTATGTAGCCACAGAAGATTTCTCCGATGTGCTTAGTCATACGTATCGAAGAAACAGCGGAAGCATCGGCATTTCTATGGCCTGCTGTGCGTTTGCTACGACGAACGATCTCGGAGATGAGCCTCCTACGGAAGAGCAGATCGAAGCTATGGCTAAGGCCGTTGTTGCTGTATGTGATGGCTTGTGGCTGACGATCGACAAAGATCATGTCATGACGCACGGAGAGGCTGCTGACAACGAAGATGGCATTTATCCGCACGAATACTATGGCCCGAGAACGACATGTGAGCGCTGGGATTTGGAGCTATTAGGTACGTCCGAGAGTAACACGTTTAACCCTTGGGCAACGGACGGCAGTCGCGGAGGAGATGTGCTGCGTGGCAAGGCTTTGTGGTACAAGAACGAAGGCGGTTTGACTTTTGGATAAGGAGGAGTTGACTCGCCTACAAAAACTCCCTCTTGAAGAAAAGGTAGCCATGACTAAGCTACGGATCGTAGAATGGTACGAACACTGGAAAGGAAAAGTTTATGTAAGCTACAGCGGTGGTAAGGATAGCACGGTACTATTACACATCGCAAGAGAACTTTATCCCGATATGCCCGCAGTATATACGGACACAGGCTTAGAGTTTCCCGAGGTTCGCCAACATGCAATCAATACACCGAACGTAACAGTGGCTAAGCCCGAGATGAATTTTCGTAAGGTTATAGAAGAATACGGCTTTGTCTATCCAAGCAAGGAGATAGCACGAGCCATATACTACGCGAAAAAGGGCAGCAGGTGGGCAGTTCGGAAAATGAACGGATGTAGGGCTGATAATGGAGAGCCGAACGGTTATGTGCAAGATCGTTATGGCAAATGGAACTTTCTTCTGGACGCGCCCTTCAAGATCAGTGGAATGTGCTGTGAAATCATGAAAGAGAAACCTCTCAAAAAGTTTCAGAGAGAACACAAGCTTAAGCCCATCATTGGAACAATGGCATCTGAGAGTAACTTGCGTAAAAAAGCATATCTCCAAACAGGCTGCAATGCCTACACACAAAGAAACAAAAGGTCTGCTCCACTCAGCTTTTGGACGGAACAGGATATTTTGCAGTATATCGTCGATCGCAACATCAAAATTCCTTCGGTATATGGCGAGATCGCAAAAGATAAAAAGGGCAAGCTCTATACCACGAGGGAAAAGCGTACTGGTTGCATGTTTTGTCCGATCGGAGTCAAGAGAGATAAGGTTAATCGGTTTGAACGCATGAAAGAAACACATCCAGAGATTTACAACTACTGCATGAATCAATTAGGTATGTCTGCGTTTTTGGATTACATCGGGGTGAAATACTGATGAGGCAGGAAAGAGTACCACGAATCAGCGTGTTTACCGACTGTGGAAGCAAAAGTGTGGTCATGAGGATTCCCTACGAGTTCGCGGCAATGATGGTTGCATCTGCTCCCGCATGTAGTGAAAAGACAGAGCTGATAAAGTGGTTAGGCAGACAAAGTTCTCCCGATTTGAAAGAAATGATGAAGAAATATAACGTGTATTTAACGGAATGGAGTTGAAAAAATGGATATGAAGAAGATTAAGCAGCGTGTCGACGATGCATCGTATTCAGCATATAGCTGGGTTACTTACTTTGGGTGGCTTGCATGGGCTACGACAAAGAAATACTGGAAGCTTCCTACGATCGTGCTTCTCTGCGTCGGCATTTTCTTTTGCGGGTGGTATTCTTGCGTGCGCCACAATGCGAACGTGAAGGAAATCGAAAAGCCAGTTGAAGTGCCTGTGGTGCAGAAGGTTGTTGAGCGAGTTGAAGTGCCGGTTAAGGTTCCTGTGCAGGTCAAGGGAGAAACCGAAGTTCGGTACGTCGAAAAGGAGTCTCCGAAGGACTCTGACGTGAACGTCACGCAGAAACCCTCAAAGGTCACTATGACGTACAACGACAAACAGTACGAGTTTGATACGGTGGCAAACGAAACGCATAAGTTCGACAAGGGCAAGCTCGTGGTTGAGCAGGAGTCCAAGACTACGCTCGATGTCACTCCGATCGTCAAGCGCGAAGTGGATCTTGCAGTCAAAGAGACGGCAACAGAGATGAATAAGCAGAAGGAAATCGCGGTCAAGGATGCCGTAAAAGAGGAGAAGAAGCGTGGTAGACGTAATGCTGTTGAGTCGTTCTTCCTCGGAGCAGGCGCTGCTGCATTGATTCTGGGGCTGTAAAGACGCAAAAAGGTATAGAGAGCATGGCTTAGACACGATCTAGGCTGTGCTCTTTTTTATATAAGAGAGGAGTGGAAAACATAATCACAAAAGGTATGATGTCCAGTGGTACGGATATGTGGGAAACGCCACAAGATTTCTTCGATGAGCTAAATAGAGAGTTTAAGTTTGACACCGATGTATGCGCCACAAAAGAGAACGCAAAATGCCCTATCTATTTTACGTCGGAAGAAGACGGCTTAAGGCAAGAGTGGAAGGGTGTTTGCTGGATGAATCCCCCGTATGGCAGGCAAATCGGAAAATGGGTAAAGAAAGCCTACGAGTCTGCTCTCGGTGGGGCTACCGTTGTATGTCTAGTTCCTGCGCGTACAGATACAAAGTGGTTTCAAGACTACTGCCTAAAGGTGCTTCGCAGCAACGGTATTCGCTTTATCAAAGGTAGGCTATATTTCATCGACGCCAACTCTTTGACCGGAAGAGCACCGTTCCCGTCTGCTGTTGTGATTTTCTCTCCTGAAACAATAGGAATAGAGACAGCTTCATGACTACGCCTGTTCTTAACCACATCTATAATAGCGATTGTATCGTTGGGATGCAGTCCCTTCCTGATAAATGTATTGATCTTGTGGTGACAGACCCTCCGTATTTGATGGGGTATAAAACGAATCGGAGAAAAGATAAACTCCATAGGTCTTGCAAGGAGATTAGGGGAGACAACGACTTCGGACTTATCGAGTCTTATATCAAAGAGTGCTACAGAGTTCTCAAAGACGATTCGGCGATGTATATGTTCTGCAATTCCAATCAGATAGCGTTCTTCATCAACACGGCGAAAGAAGCAGGTCTCAAGCTCAAGAATATCATCGTTTGGGTAAAAGATGAACATACTTCTGGCGATTTGAAGGCGGCCTTCGGACGCCAATACGAGTTTATATTACTCTTGAATAAAGGTAGAAAGTTCTTTAAGGGACACAGGATAACAGACGTTTGGAAGTTTGATCGTGTGTTTTGGAGACGCAAACTACACCAGAACCAGAAACCGTTGGCTTTGCTTGAACAGTGCATCAAATATCACTCCGATGAGGGCGATGTCGTCTTAGACGGATTTATGGGAAGCGGCAGCACGGCTGTTGCGGCACGAAAACTTGGTAGAAACTTTATCGGTTGGGAAATCGACAAGGAATACTACGACGTAGCAATAGAGCGACTACAAGCAGAGGAGGCAACAATGTGAAGAAACTTGCATCTGTGTGGTTTGATACAGAACGGCAGCAGTATCGCGTATGTACGGGAAGACAACTCAAAACTCATGTCGGCAGGTATGAAACGAAAGAGGAAGCGGAGGAAATCGCGAGTGCCGTAGACCGAGCGTACTGCATCGGGTGGTTAGAGGCAATTCGATCTGTGGCAGAGATGTCGGATATTGCGAGCTGCGGCTTTGGGAACAGAGACAGAAACACGGTCAAAAACAAAGTAGAATACAAAAACGGAGACGTGTTATGAGTAAGTTCGTGGGGCTGCATAGGCATAGCCACTATTCTAAGCGCGATGCCATCGCCAAGATTCCTGATATTGTGAATCGAATCGGAGAATTAGGGCAAACTGCGTGGGCATTGACGGATCATGGTACAACGTCTGGGTTAATGGAAGCCTACAAGGTTACGCAGAAATACAACAAGGAGAACGGGACAAACATCAAATTTATCTTTGGTATGGAGGCGTATTGGATTCCGAACTACTACATCAAAGACCGAAAAGCATCTTGTCATATTCTGTTGTTGGCTAAAAATGCTGAGGGCTACAGGAATCTTCTTCGATTAGCTACGGTAGGCTATGGCAACTGTGGAGAAAATCCCGATAACTATTTCTACACCATGCGCTTGACTACGGAAGAAATAGAGAAACACAAGGAAGGTCTTATTGTCACGTCGGCTTGTATGGGTGGCATACTGAACCCAAAAGCGGAGGTTGAGGGTAATGCTACCGTGTGGAATAAAAACCTCGCCTACGAGCGCGCTAGGGCGTTTCAGAGCATATTTGGTGACGACTTCTACCTTGAGATTCAGTGCGCTATAGATGACGAACAGATAGAGTACAATAAGCGAATCGTGCAAATGGGCAAGGATTTAGCCATACCTGTCTTTGTAACCGAGGATAGCCACTATGTCTATAAGCATGAAGCCGATACACACCGCAGATGGCTTGGAATAGACCCTGTAGAGGGAACATACTACCAGACCGACGACTACTATATCCATTCCGAAGAAGAGGTAAGGGCTGCTCTGCAATATCTTCCCGATGAGGTAGAAAATGTTGTGGCAACAACGGCGGCGATAGCCGATAAATGTGAAGCCGTAACTATTCCTTTCGGAGAGAATCACTTCCCCTCTATGGATTTGGGTAGCAAGACACCTATGGAAGCAATTCGAGAAATAGTAGAGGACGGATGGAAAAGCAAAGTCGAGGGTAAGGTGGCTTCCGATCAGCACGAAGCATATAGCAAACAAATAGAACATGAATTGTGTATCTTGGAGAAGATAGACTATATCAACTATTTGCTTATGACTCATGATTTTGTTCGAGCGTGCAGGAGCGATGGCATACGAATCGGAGTAGGAAGAGGCTCCGTTGGTGGCTGTCTTGTGGCGTACCTTATGGATATTACGCGCATAGACCCTATCAAATATGGACTGATATTCGAGAGGTTTGCCCATGACAAGAGAAGTTCGAGTCCAGACGTTGACATCGACGTACCTAATTCGCGCAGACAGGATGCTATACAGTATCTTGAAGATAAGTATAAGTTGGTCTATCACGTTCGTACCTTTGGCTACATGGGAGAGCGTGCTGGTATCCAACGTGCAGCGAGAGCATTAGGCTATGAACCATCCGCATTGAGAAACTTACCCAAGACCATTGAGGAGCAAACAGATGGGGCTTTGAAAGACCTCGCGTCTAAATTCGTGGGAATCATTCAGAATTATGGCTGTCACGCATCGGCGATTATGCTCTTTCCGTCAGACCCTACGGAATGGTGTGCCATTGAAAAACAGGGCGACGATTATGTATGTGCATACGAATATCACGACCTCGAAAAAATGGGCTTGCTTAAAGAAGACGTGCTGGGGATCAAAACGCTGGACGCGATAGAAGACACTTGCTTGCTCACAAATGCAGACGTGGACAATCTGCCGGACGATGACAAGGCTACGTTCGATATGCTATGTAATGACGACGTTCTGGGGTGTTTCCAGATAGAGTCTGGTGGTATGAGAAAGATACTTGGTGGCATAAAACCGTCGAGCGTATTCGATCTTGTGCCACTGGTTGCCTTATATCGACCGTCTACTATCCAGTCGGGAACAGTGGACGACTTTATAGAGCGCCGGAATGGGAAGGCATACGACTACTTGCACCCAAAACTTGCTGGGGTATTGAGTGACACCTACGGGGTTATGCTTTATCAGGAACAGGCAATGCGGATCGTGGAGGTTATGGCAGGCTACGATCTAGGTCAAGCAGACATGTTCAGACGCGCGATCGGACGCAAGATACCATCTGAGATGGCAGAACTGATTCCTCGATTTGTAAACGACGGCAAACGATTGGGTGTGAGTCCAGGCGTCATGGAAAAGTTGGCAGAGTGGTTGACCAATGCTGCTGCATACCAGTTCAACAAGTCCCACAGTGCTGCATACGGCTATACATGCTATCAGACGGCATATCTCAAGGCGCATTATCCGATAGAGTATTTCTGCTCATATCTCAATGCTTACAAAGGAGACAAGCAGGAAGATTTGTTGGTCTATGTTCACGATGCAAAACAATATGGTATCAGAATACTGCCTCCGGATGCGCGATCAACTACTTGCGACTGGCATATCGTCCGCGACAAAGATGGCAAGAGAGCATTACGAATGGCTCTGAACTACATAGCAGGAGTAGGAGAATTACCCGTACCACTGGAAAGCTATGACGGTATACCAAAAGATAAAGCAGAAGCGCTTATAAAAGCGGGTGCGTTTGATTTTCTCGGCGACCGCCAATCCATGTTGGAACATCTCTATAAAGCAGGCACGCTTGACAAACTTCAAAGACAGTTGGAGTTAGCCACCGAGAGATACGAGAAGAATAAGACCGTATACGAATCGGCAAAAGATGGTACGAAGAAGAAGTCTGAGGCTCACTCGAAGATGCTCAAGTATTCTAACCAAAAGTGGGAAGTGTACCAGAAGATTGAGGAAGCGAACAAGACCTGCAAAAACGAATTTGACGCATCGGCGGCAGAAATGGAAGTATTGGGCATGACGTTCAACGATATATTCTCCCGATATGATGTGTTGAAATACGAAGAGCCAGAGGTAGATACCAAGGGAAAGATTGTCGAAGACAGCAGCAAGATTCGTGTTGTACTGTGTGTTGTAAGACGCATCAAGCATTGGAAGCAGCGTAACGGTAAGCCTATGATGTTCTTTACGATAGAATGTCCAAGTGGAAAATCGTATGACATCGTGATGTTTAACTCCTGCTACACTCCAATCGAAGTAAATAGGGTTTATGTAATGTCCTTGAGGGGAAATAAGTTTCGTAAACTGCTGTAAACTGGTAAAAAGTAGTCGATAAGAGTTGACAATCATCAAAAAGATTGATAAAGTAAACGTGTAGTATATATATGATTGACTACGACAAATAAGGAAGAATGGAGGTTAATCATGAACTACGCGATGAGAAAGACATTCCCCGCGCAAGTTTTACACAACTGGCTTGAGATGTATCGGATTAAACACGACATGAAGCAGAAAGAGCTAGTGGAGATTCTTGACTGGAAATCCCAGTTTTACAGCGGCCTGGCTCGGAAGAAAAGCGTATTCACTACGACGGTGTTTCACGTTGCCGAAAAGCTCGGAATAGACCCGTCTGAGATTCTTATTCTTGCCGATGGGGCGCAAATAGCTGTTGTTTCTATCCTCGAACAGTACCCGAAGGAAGTTCTTTTGTGGATGGCGTCTGACGAGGGAAAGAAAGCTATCGTAGAAGCATATACAAATAAGATCATAGAGGAGACGAAGAAGGAGCTGCGTGAAAAAGTTCAAGGTGTAACTCAAGGAGTCCTGAGCGCTACATAAGGGCACGCAAAAGCCACATAAATAGAAAAGAGGCTGCCGCATAAGTCGAATTTGACTCGTGCAACAGTCTCTTTTTTTGTGTCATATCATCTTCATAATACGCTTTTTCTTCTTTGGAGCCTGTGTGTCAGATCGGAGAGAAACACTCTTTATATCGTCTTCCATTGATTCTTTCATATCGGAGAAATCGTCTTCTGCATCATGGCTTATATTGTGTTTTGTGTTGTTTTTTGCATCATCTTCTACAACGTGTTCTGTGCCGTGCTCTTCATCCGTGTTTACAACAGAATCTATAGTTATTTCTTCGATGCGATTTGTGATATGATTTGTAATGTCGTTTACTATTTGCTCTGATTGCTCCGACTTTGAGCCGCTATTCTTGTCTATGTTGTCGTATGACGGTTCATCCACAACATCATCTGCAACACTATTTACGACATCGTTCTCCAAACGGTTTGTGTTGTGATCTATATCGTGATTTACAACAGAGGCATCACTAGAAAACACACCACGAGAAGAGGCGGCATCTATATCTTCCGATGTGGGGATATTTTTCTTCACGGTTTCTTCTACGATTTTCTTTATAGAAGGAGGTAATTCTCCCTGTTTTGGTAGCGGTTTAATCTCTGGCTCGAATATGGGAGTTTCTTTTGGAACTACGGATAAGGTTAAATCTGTGTCCTCTGCGAGGGCTTCCCGTGCCTTTTCCAATCCAATCAATTCTACCGTGGCAGCGATTTTCATGGCTTTCGGAATAGTCTTGTGATTGAGTGGGTTCAGTATTTCTAATCCTATGCAAGACTCTATGAACTGTGAACCGTTGATTCCAAGTTCTTTTGACTTCGTGCGGACGTAGTGCATTACTGCTGGCTCAAGTGTTATGCCCGTTGTCAGTCGCTTTGCGCTCATTTTCTCACCCTCTCTCCCTCATAATAACCGTAAGCATTAGCGAATACGGCTTTTTCCATCTCAAGCTCTACATACGGGGTATCTTTGAAATAGGGAGCAACGAAAGGTGTACCGCCTCCAACGATATAAAGGGAGTCGATTTCTTTCATGTTCCAGTGCTTACGTGCGATGCGGTTCTTTATACCACTTGCCATATCGGAGAAAGCCTTTTTAGCCACATCCGGCACCTTGTCAATATACTTGCGTGCTGCGTAGTCTTCAACCTCGAATCCGAGCTGATCGGCTACGGCAGAGGCAATTTGCTGATAGGCGTTGATTACACCAATCTCATAGGAGCCGCTGCGATCACGAATGAAAGTACCTTCGTTGAAGTATGCCACGTCCACGGTCTTTTGCCCGATGTCTATGATTCCCACGATCTTGTGACCGATCGACGGATCGTCTTTCAACAGTAAGTTGTAGACGGCTTCGGACTGAGCGTATACCTTGACTTTCGTAATTACGATATGACGCTTCTTCCCATTGTAGATCACGTCATACTCTCCTTTGAGCCGTTGGAGTTTCTTGGACATGAATCCATAGTCTCCGATGGGTAAGCCAAGCAGAACCTCGTCCTCGAAGTCGCGCTTGTCTGTGGCCTCGCAAATGGCAGCCAACATGAAGATTTTGTGGCGCAGAATGTCTTCCTTGTCGAAAGGGGATTCACCGCTCATCTTAAGAGCAGTCATGCCAACATGGTAGCGATTGCCGTCCAGTTCAAGCAACTGGTCGTCCTTCTTTGGAACGTACCCTTCCCACGCGGGAGCATAGATGCTAGGAAAGGCAGATAGCTCCTCTCCGTCATACGTTTTTACATTACCAAACCCGATGTCAATGCTAATCATTTTATACGCCTCCTTTTATCGCATTATATAACAGAGTTCACATTAGGTCAAGCATCATATATTTGTATATGTTTTATGATGTAATATTGATGAGTTATTGATGTGAAAAAGAAAAAGTGGTGCTAAAAATATTTTCAAACTCGGGATTGACAAAATCGGCAGAGATAAAGTAAAATAGGTTGTGGATAAGTTATGTCAGCGGAGTTATCCACAGGCCAAGCAACACGACAAGCCTGAAACAAAACCATGTACCTTGTACGTGCTTCGCTGCGGGTTAAAAAGACGATATGTCAAAACATGTTCTTACAAAACCCGAAAGGGCAAAGAAAAAAGGCACTCACCGTTTGCCGACGGTAAATGCCTAATTGGAGCAGGTATGTGCGTACCTGTTACATCCAATTTCTATAGCTATTATACAGCTACAGCAGTTGGGAGTCAAGTACCTAGTGTGCTATAAAACGCGCATTGGGTACTTTTTTTATGCAGAAGTTGTGCAGACGGACTAAAAGCAATGTAATTTTTTCATATCGGAGAAGGTTAAGGAAGGGATATGGCTACAAAAGGGTAGTATCGTGAAAACTGTCCTGTCATACGAACAAAAACCTACGCCAACATGCCTGATCGGAAGTGCCACAGGCGTGAGATCGTAGTAGTGTTGAACAGGTATATCACTCAAAAATAACCTTGCGGGTTCCGTCATGAGGACTTGTCGCCCGTATATAACTCCGTTAGAGGGAGCTTGTAGCTTTCTCGATGCGGTAGGGGTGCAATTCCCCTATCTGATGCCGTGGATTTCATCTCTGCGGCTAAACCGTCCTGTGATGCGCGTGATGAGCGCAGATGAGGCAGGCTACCGAAGCATTTAGGCAATGCGACTGATAAAGGCAGACCGAGACAGTACGAAGGAGTAACTATGCCTATGTGGCTGTGTAACGGCGAAACTACGGTGACGCTGAAACTAAGCTGCATGGGTTATTTTTATGTTCGATAGGTAGTAAAAGCGACGACAGCGACCGACCGACTGGCCTACAGCCATGCGATCAAAACTGTGACGTTCCTGCGCTTGGATTCTTTTTTTGCGAAAAAGTTTCCGTAGGGCAGGGCTTCCTCTGCTTCCCTCCCTCCTAGCCTGACATAACTCAGTTCAAACTGCAAACACATTCAGAAAAATTGAGACGTATAGTCTACGTTAGTTGTGAAAGATGCCGGGCAGAGCATAGTGGTTGTAAAAAATGTAGGACGTATCGAAGAAAAACTTGCATACTTGTGACTATCGAGCTATAATCATCGAGCGTAATCGAGCTGTATCGCGTGAAATCATGGCGAGAACGCTAAGAAACATGGGTTGGTTTATGGTATAAGCACAGAAAGGGGAATAGGTCAAATGAACCTGCTTTGGGTTTATGAAAAAAAGAGTTATGCCATTTCAAAAGAGAAGGTGGAAGAATGGCTGACTAATGCTTTTCCGGAGTTGTTAAAAGTGTTGGGTGTCAAAGTCTACGGCTTAGACGGTGAGCACGTTGATTTTGAAGTAAAAGCGAAAGTACGAGAAGAAAGGTAAAGAAAGAGGAAGGATAAATATATGACAAAAGCAAAGAATCTTGAAGAAATGTTGCGTGCGCCGTTCTCGGCATCGGACTTGGAATGGCGAATCGGAAGAACGATTAAGGGGGATAAGGCTGTTATGCTTCCTTATGTGACCGCTCGGGGAATCCAGAACCGCCTTGACGATGTGTTCGGTGTTGCAGGGTGGAGCGCGTCCTATGAGGTTGTTCCGGAATACGGTGTGATTTGCACGATTACTTGCGACGCGGACGGAAAAGAAGTCAAAAAGAGTGACGGCAGCGGATTTACGCAGGTTGAATCTCTCAAGGGGGCGATCAGCGGGGCACTCAAGCGCGCAGCAGTACAGCTCGGCATCGGACGCTATCTGTATAATCTTCCCGATGTGGTAGTCAACGTGAGCAATAAGCGTTTTTATGGCACGATCACGCTTCCGGACGAGTTCTTGCCAACGAACGAACGCACGGGCAATTCCGATGTAAAAGTGTCGTACAAGAAGTCGTATAGGGCTGAATCCAAAGGAGCTGCTAAGGAAAACATTGGCTCTGGCGAAAATCATGCGGCTAAAGGCGAGTTGACTCCCGAGGTAGAGAAAGCCCTCGATTTTGTGGTGCAGCATGACAAATACAATGAGGGAAAAAGGTTGCGCGACGTGTGGGATAAGAGCATCGTTTTCTTGGCAAACGGTAAGGGAGAGCAAGCAGAAGCGGCAAAGATCGTAGCACGCTACAAGGGTTTGCTGTAATATTCCGTTGTAATATGTCATAATATCTATCAAAAAACGTGCATATAGGGGCTATATTAGAAATATAGAAAAACATGTTATCTTTTATAGCCTTTATGTATGCGTTTGTGTGATGTAGTTTTGTGTGTTTCTTTGATTTGAGTGCAAAATGTCTAAATATGTGATAGTTGTACGCTGTTTATAAAACATATTATAAAATACATCGTAATGCGATATATAAACACATATAAAAGGAGACTGATAAATACATCGTGAAAATGCCGAAAAATATAAAAGAGTTCTTGAGCATGAGCTTTAAGCAGCAGGTACACACATGTGCTGTAATGTGGCTGAGCGCAAATGGTATAGCTCCATTTCACAAGGGAAAGATAAGCGGCAAGTATTTCGTAGTCAAAGCATATCTCATGAAGGTGCCCACGCAGACGATAAAGAACATCGCGATCATGTTTATGGAGTCTCCTAGGCCGTGTGAGATCAATGAAATGATTCCGTATGCTAATGCTTATGTCAGAGAGAAACAATCTGAAAACGCAAAGGTTGTAGCAAGCAAAATCACATCGAAGAAAGAATACGACATAGACCTAATAGGGTTCTTGAATGACAAGTAGGGGGAGGGATAACGCATAGACGTAAAGACGTTGGTTAGTCAAGTAGACTTGGTTGATTATGCCGAGAAGTTTACCGATCTGACAAAGCAAGGGAATGTATATCGTGGGGTTTGTCCGATATGTAAGCATGACAACAACACAGAGTTTGCTGTTTATGACCATAAGACGTACCACTGCTGGGCTTGTGGCAGCGGAGGCGATGTCATCAATCTAATTCGCGATAAGGATGGCGTGGACTTTTACACTGCGGTCGAGAAACTTGCAGATGAGATGAATGTAGAGATTGCAAGAGATGTTGGATATACGAAGCGCAAAGAGACAGTGAACTTCCGGGAACAAAAGGCGAAAGAAGCTCACAAGAGAGTGAATGTAGTCAAAGACTACCTGCAAAAAGAACGAGGTCTTTCTTCCGATTCGATAGACTATTTCATGTTGGGGGCAGACGGCAATGGCAACGTAACCATACCTTTCGTGGACGTAAACGGTCGCTACGTTGGTTGGGCGATTCGTAGGTTTGAGGGTAATCCGAAGTACCTGACGAATAAGAACGATGAAATATTCACAAAAGCAGAATACCTATATAACCTTCGTGGGGCAAAGAAACTGTTGCATAATCAGCTTTACCTCGTCGAAGGCTTTTTTTGTGCGATGAGTTTGCACCAGATCGGCAAGGCGGCGGTCGCATACAATTCCTCGCAGCCATCGAAGCAACACTTACAGCAAATCGGAGAACTTCAAAAGGTATATGAGGAACTTACCGTAACGATTGTTCCAGACAATGACGGAGTGGCATATCCGTTGGTTGAGAAGGTGAGGAAGAACGTGCTGCGTTATGCTCCCAATCTTCCCATAGAGATATTGCTCCTTCCGGACGGTACAAAGGACGTAAACGAATATTTTGCCAAAGGTGGGACATCAGAGGGTTTTGACTCGCTACCCAAGATGTCGATGGACTTGTTTGTTCTTATCGGGAAGCTGAACAAGTGTGCAAGCGTTGTGGCCGAGCGCAAGGTTGTTGAAGCATATACGAGGTCGATCCGTGACAATTTGTCACTGTTTCATATAGCCGATTATCTCTCCGATAGGTGGAAGGCAGACAAAAAGGCCGTGCAAGATTTCTTGAATGTATCTATGGACGGTGTATGTCTCGAAGAAGACTTGAAAGACCCAGAGACTTGCATGACAGAAACTATTCAGATGCTCAAAGAACCTGCTATGCAGTACGGTGTGCCAGTGCTAGACGAAGGTATACGCGGAGCAGGAAGACGCAAAGACGTTACTATCGTGGGAGGACAAAGCGGGACAGGTAAGACGTTTTTCACCGTTGGAATGGCCGCGGATATGGTAGTCAGACAGCGCAAGAACGTTGTGTTTTTCTCTATGGAAATGAGCGCAGGAGCATTGTACGAGCGAGTGCTTGGCTATTTGTTGCAAAAAAGCTCCGACACCGTGGACGCGATGCTGCTTGCTCGTGACGAGTTGGTTCTGAACGTGCTTGAGAAGTTGCAAGATCATCTCTATGTAGTGGATAAAAACGGACTGTCTATGGAGGAAATTGATAAGTACGTCAAGGAAGCCAATGCGAAGAAGTTCGATGGAAACCTCGACTGTATCTTCATCGACTATATCCAGTATATGAAGGGCATGAGCGTTTACGAAACGTTTGCGGAGACGGTCAAGGGGCTGAAACCGCTGGCAAAAGACAACAACATTCACGTTGTAGCTCTCAGTCAGTTGAATCGAGAAGCGAAGCCCTGGGATAAGCCGGATATGGGAAAGCTCAAAGGCGGCGGCGATCTTGAAGCTTCTGCCGATGAGATATTGCTTATGTGGCGACCGGGGCTAGACCCCATGCTAGTTCCGGAAGAGATGGCCATGAAGAAAAACGTAGTTATGTTGGCTGTAGGCAAGGCTCGTCATGGAAGTCAAATCGGAGAAATAGAGATGGTTTTGGATAAGGATTCAAGTCGAATCAGACTACCATAAAAGGGGTGAACGAAAATACCATACAACAAATATATATGCCCAGATGGGCGCACTTGTGATATATCGAAGTGTCTTGAGAAGTGTCGTATTCCCCACATGTTTGACGCTAATCGCTGTTTATCTCACCGCACATTGACGGCTATTTCCGAACAGAGAGCTTGGACAGGCAAGCCAAGTGCTACACAGCTACTTAGTGGCACAAGAGAAGAATACCTCAAGATAAAGAAGTCGTATGCTATCGACCCGCAGAACGCTATTTTTGCCATTTTCGGTACAGGATGTCATGCGTTTCTTGAAGGTTTCATGGAGAACGACAAGATGATTGCGGAGAAACGATTGTCTGACCCAACGGGAACATACACAGGGCAGTTCGACTGCTACGATGGCAAGCGTCATATTCTCTACGATGTGAAGACCTACGGGAGCTATAAAACGGCAGCGACTATGGGTTTGGTTAAGCATAAAGAACCCGTGATCGGCGATGACGGCAAGCAGGAGAAATGGAAGAACGGCAAGCTGAAATATCGAACATGGTTTACGATAGGGCATCGGTCTTGCTTTGATGTTGCAGTCCAGCTCAATGCGTATCGCATCATGATAGAGAACGTGGGCTATCCCGTAGATGATATGCAGGTGGAAATTTTCACGCGAGATGCAGGCACATTCAGCGCAAAAGACAGAGGCGTGACCACCAATATGCAGCTCGTGAGGATTCATAAGATCAGCGACAGATGGATTCAGAGGTTCTTCTTGACAAAGGCGAATCGACTGATTGATGCAGTAGAGAACAACGTATTGCCTCCTCCATGTTCGTATCGGGAAAATTGGGGTGGACGCAAGTGCAAGGACTTCTGTGCTGTGTGGAAATGGTGCGACAAGGGGCGTGAGGCTCATAAAGACGACAGAAACGATAGAGCTTGAAAACGCATTGATGGAAGAAGTGCACGTCAATGGTGGCTTCGGTTGTCCCGAGGTCACTGTCGGCTGGCACGGTAGGCGCAGGGTTGACTTCGTGAAGGTCAACTGGAAAGGCATCGTCAAGTGCTTTGAGATAAAGGTGTCAAAGTCGGATTTCTACAGTAAACATGGTCATAATTTTGTCGGCGATTACAACTATTATGTACTTCCAAAGGGCTTATACGATGTGGTCAAAAAAGATATTCCTAAAGGTATAGGGGTTCTTGTGGGTGTTTCTCTCCGATGCGTAAAAAGGGCAGAAAAGAGAAAGGCCGTAGACAACATGGTTCTGTATGTGTTGCGTAGCCTAAGCCGCGAAGCCCAAAAAGGGTGGCTGTCAAAAGACAAAGCATATTTACAGCAGCTACGGAGACAATGTGACCACTGGGAACGCATGGCCAAATCGTATCAACGTGACATAAGGGAGCTACAAAGAGAGTTGAGAAAGGTGGAGATGCAAAATAGAGTGCGTAGTTAAGCAATATTGCAAATCGGCAGAAAAACGTGGCGAGTGTCGCAAATGCAAGGAGTACAACAAATTCGACCGCAAGAAGTCAGAGTCACGATCGGCGATCGGCAGGAGGAACAAAAGCAAGGGCAAGAAGTCCGAACAGAAATTGCTGCTGCATTTTCAACGTCATGGTCTGGATGCGCGTATTATCGAAGGCTCGGGAGCATATAAAAAAGTAAGAGAGGGAGCAGACAGCGACCTGCGTGTAACCGTGTTGGGTAAAGAACGCAAGGTAGAGAATAAGAAGCGTATGTCATTTGAGCGTATTCGGAATCTCATCGGAGAAAAGAAAGTGCTGTATATTACTGGCTTTTGCTATGTGATGAACGAAAACATATTCTATGACATGGCAAAGAGCGGCGCATCTATTTTTAGTTCTGTTATAGATACGGGGAGCAATAACTCTTATCCGATTCGAGAAGTATCTGACAGAAATTATGGATGGCTGCATGGATTTTTCCAACAGGATTACGCTGATGTGGTATCTTTAGACGAGAGCTATCGCGATTTTTTATTTTGCTTACAGCCGTCTTTGTTTGAGGAACTGACCGGACAGAAGGGAAGCGATACATATTGATTTACACTTACAAGGGTAAGGAGCTTCATGGAGAAAATGGGTGGTATGATGCCTTTGACCTGTGTTATATCATCGGCTTTCATTCTCCAAGAGACACGATCCGTCGTTATGTCGCAAAGGAGAATCAGCGAGCGGTTGGCTTAGACACATATATCAACGAAGACGGAGTGTGGAGTCTCGTATTTGCTCCAACAGTCAGAGCAGACACCAAAAGAGAAGTTTCCAAGTGGCTCAGAGGTTGCGTTCTTGAAGAGGGAAGCAAGAAGGTTAAGGCAACGAGCACACCCAAGGAGCAGCATAGCGAAGCCGTATCTATCAAAATCGGCAAATCGGAGAAAGAAATCAACATCACAATTATGATGTAATGAAAAATCTCCGAAAAATATAAACTATTTTATAAAAAGTAGTTGACAAATACATCTCTATTGGTTTATTATATTGCTTGTCGGTGATTTATAAACCAAAAGGAGTGATACTGTTGGAGGCTATACAGGTAGGAATGACCACTACTCACTATGACCCGCAAAACATGTCCAAAGAGCAGGCGATCGAGCAGACGATCAGGGCACAAGAGGCATGTGATCGAGTGGGTGGTAGGCTTCGCAATTTTACGGCATATATCCCACGAAAAGGCGAGCCGTGGCGCGAAAAACTCCAAGAATACGCAAAAGCGCGTTTTGGAAGACACCTTGGAGAGCACGACGGAGGTAGGGCATGAGTGAGAAAATTTGCATAGCCATGAAAGAGCTTGAGGATATTGCCTGCGATGTGGCATCCGACATCGCTACAAATGTCTACAGATATGCAGAAAGCACGGGGGATTCAGAGGAAGACGCAATGTCTGCGGCCGAAGGGGCGATAGCTATGTTGTCCGACTTCGTGGGTGGTATCAGGGAAAAGGTGGAGAGTATTTCTCACCAAGATTCCCCTCGTGGTTTTATTTGCGCCAAAGAATTTCTCCCAAAAAGAGCAACAAGCGGTTCTGCTGGGTACGACTTTGTTGCACCAGTTGATATAAAGATTCCTTTTGCCAGTGTGGTCAAGGTAAGCACCAACACCAAGGTATACATGCCTTCCGATGAGGTTTTGAAGATTTATCCTCGCTCTTCTATGGCGATCAAACGGGGAGTGACCCTCGTCAATGACGTTGCCATTATCGACAGTGACTTCAAGGACACGATTGTTCTCGCTCTGCACAACAACTCCATGGGAGCTGTGACCATCAAGAAGGGAGAGAAAATTGCACAGGGTATCTTCCAGAAGTACCTCACTTGCGGAGACGAACCGTCTGTGGTTCGCAACGGTGGCATTGGCTCTACAGGCAAGTAGTTGACCCGCTGAATTGACTCTAACGGGTACTGCTCTGTAGCTCTCTATCTCCTCGGTGCAGCGTTCCCACAAATGGTCACGCTAGTCGTCATACCACAAGAGCGGCAAAATTATTACACATCGAATCGAATCGACGAAAGAAGGGATATAACACATAACTTATAACGCTTGCGACTATATAAATGATGCTAGAGCAGAAATGGGATATAAGCTATGAGCAAAGGAAGAATCTCTCCGATGTGCAAAAGAACTCACCATTTGGAGCTACAGAGCAGTACCCGTTAGATTAGCCCTTTTAAGAGGGTTATATGCGCCAACGGTGATACCGATGGAAATGTTTTTCGTAGAGATTGAGAGGAGACATGGATAGATGAACCAGATTAGATCGGTTTAACACGCGTCATGAGTCGCGCATAATGAATAGCATATAAGTGTAGGAATTAGCCCACGGTTGAGTATGTTTGCACAAACAAATACAAAGCCTGGGCTTTTTCTTATGCAGGAAAGGAGAAAATTTATGAATAAGTGCATGTTTGTCGGGCGAGTTTGCAATACTCCCGAGATGAAAATGGTTGGGGACAACGTGGTGACGACGTTTCGCCTCGCTGTTGATGGTAGAAATGACAAAACCACCTTCGTTCCGTGTGAAGCATGGGGAAAAACTGCGGAAATCCTCACTAAGTACGTGGACAAGGGTAGAGAAATCGCGATTGAGGCCCGCCTGAAGCAGCGCCAGTTTGAGAAAGATGGAAACAAGCGAACGGTCTATGAGTTTGTCGTCGAAGATTTTACTCTCATCGGAAAAGGGAAGACCGCAAAGAACCAGAAGGGCAGCGGCGCGATGGACGACGCAAAGAATGACGCACAGGAGAGCGTAAATGCTGAGGGTTGAAAACGTAAAGGTATTCGGGGCGACGGAATCGTTCGTTGCCTCCGGCTACCCTATGTGCTCTAAGGTCACAAGGAAGACGCGACAGCCGAAAGTGGGTACGATCGAACGACTTGCTTCTTCTCCGATCGGAAGCGGTCACGATCAGTTTTTGACTGGAATTATCGTGCAATTTAACCTTACAGCTCCTATCAAGTTCTGGACAGAGATGCAGCGTTATCACTTTATGGACTTCGTAAGCTCTCAAAGCACCATGCATCGGTTGGCTAAAATGGACTTGCTGAGTGCAGATGTGTTTGACGAGAACACGGACACGGCGATTATTGCTAGGCTGGTGACGTTGCAGAACGCATACAACACGAATCCGACAGAGGAGAATTTCCTCCGACTGGTTATGAGCTGCCCGACTGGATTGAATCTTACAGCCAGAATGACAACGAATTACAGACAGCTCAAGACCATCTACAAGCAGAGAAAGAATCATAGGCTGCCACATTGGCGCAAGTTCTGTGAGTTTCTTGGAAACCTCC